GCACCAGTAGCACCTTGAGCACCAGCGGTTCCTTGTGCTCCTACTGAACCTTGTGCGCCAGTAGCACCTGTGGAACCTTGAGCACCAGTAGCACCTGTGGAACCTTGAGTACCTTGAGCCCCTACAGCACCTTGAGCACCAGCGGTCCCTTGAGCACCTTGAGCACCAGTAGCACCTGTGGAACCTTGAGCACCTTGTGCTCCAGGATCACCAAGTCTTACCCAAGCAGTTCCATTCCAACGCCAAGTAGCACCATTAGCGTTATACTCATCATTTAAAGTAGGACTAGCAGGAAAATTTAATGCAGCCATTATCTACGGTTTTTAGATATTTATTCTTAGCATGTAATTAGAAATGCAACATTAAATCTGTAACTTTTTTGCCAACCAATCACTTTAGTTAATATTAATTAAGATTTTTATCATCAACAATAAACTACCATTTCCCAACAGGACACGAAGAATTGCTAAGTCTTACCTTAATCGGCATAAAACACCCACACTTCTTACACTGTCTAGTTGGTTTGAAGAAATGTTCGCACTGTAAGCAAAGTTTCATTCTATCAACAGCTAACTGAATTTTTTCATTCATTTTTCAATTGCTCCTCTGCAAGTTCTACGATTAAATCATCATTTTCAAAAATTAAACTTTCTATTGCATCTTCAACAGTAATACTATTTGTTACGACATATTCCTCAATTTTCTTATCCAACTCTTCTTTCAATCTATAATCATCATTTTTCTTGATAAAGTAATCTGCCATTACATATGATATGATAATTTGGTCTTTGTGAAAATTTGGTAGTGGTAAACCGCCATATAATTCAGTTGTAATTGGTGTTAAATCTACATCTGGAACATTATCACTAGTTGATGCTTGAGTTTGAATAGATTTTTCAAAAATTGTATTTGGCAATACAGAATTTTCCTTTCTAGTAGATTGCCTTTCTAAATCTACAGAAACATTCGAATTAATCAAAGTTTGTGGGTCTGGTATAAATTCTGGATCATAATAAGATACTGCGTCATCAACATCTTCTAGAGAAAAATTTTCTCCAATAGGCACGATTGCCCACGAATTATCTTCAAACTCAACCCTGATTTGACCAGGAAGAACTTCTTTGATTATATACTTCATTATGTATCAATAAATTTACAAGTATTTATCCTATTCTACCATTTCTTGTGCCATTTGCAACCCAAGTAACATTTCCATTGTTAACGATATAAAATCCTGCTAAACCACCAGCAGTTCCTGCGGCACCAGACCCATTGTTGCCGTTTGCACCGGTGTTACCAGTATTACCACTGTTTCCGTAAGAACCACCAGTTCCACCTGTTCCACCAGCACCAGCATTTGTGCCACCTGCACTTCCAGAAGAACCAGATGCAGCAGCACCATCATAACCTTCACCTCTTCCACCATTACCACCAGAACCACCTGAGGTATAGTAAGTATTTGTATAGCAATATTTACATACTTTTTCCCATAATGTATAGTTTCTACCATCACCACAAGCTCTTATTCTTCTACATTCATCTTGACAGTTACAAGGGTGTGGTGGATTTAATTGATAACAAGGCATACTGTTTCCGCTACAAACAGTATTTGCCCAATATGATTCTCCAGATGATTGATAATATCCTCCACCACCAGTGCCACCAACTCCTCCTCCTCCACCACCAGAGGAAATAGTGCCACGATTATCAATGAAAATATTAGAGGCACCAGCATTAATAGCATTTCCACCAGTTCCACTATTTGCGGCACCACCAGCACCAAGAATAGAACCCTCATTTACCAAAAGTATTCTTCCACCAAATCCTGACGGAATGTTTAAAGCATAATTTCCTGTGCTCGTGGCTCCAATAGTAACTCCACTAGCAATGACAACTCTTTTATTAATACCTGCTGAATACTTACTTGATCCAAAAAGAGTTTGTAAATTTAAATTCTCTTGATTGGTTGTAATGTGATGAATTAATTCTGAAGATAGTAAATGAGGAACAGATGCAATAGTCATAAATTACAACAATCCGCTACCAGAAATTACAAATTCGTTACTTGCTATACATAAAACCGTTGCCAAACCTCTTTGCTGTAAAGTTCTATTGCCAGTATCAGAAGTTCCAGGAAGTCTTAATGTTGTAGAAGTACCCTGTGTGATTGTTTGTGAAGAAGCGGAGTTATTGTAAATTAATACGGTATTTCCTGCAGTAAAAGTATCAGAAGGAACAGTAACTCCTCCTGCAGTTATACTTATAATAGTTCCAGCGTCTCCTGCAACTAAAACATATGATGAAGATTTTGTGGTTACAGTTAGAGGTCTTGTTCCATCGGATCCTTGAGCACCTGCCGTACCTTGAGCACCTTGAGCACCAGTAGCACCCTGACGACCTTGAGCACCCTGTGCTCCTACTGAACCTTGAGCACCTATAGTACCTTGAGCACCTATAGTACCTTGAGATCCTGCGGTTCCTTGAGCACCTTGAGCACCAGTAGTACCTTGAGATCCTGATGCACCTGCGGTTCCTTGAGCACCTTGAGCACCAGTAGCACCTTGAGCACCTATAGTACCTTGAGATCCTGATGTACCTGCCGTACCTTGAGCACCTTGAGCACCTGCGGTTCCTTGAGCACCTTGAGCACCTGTAGATCCTTGTGCTCCTACTGAACCTTGAGCACCAGTAGCACCTTGAGCACCTTGAGCACCAACAGCACCCTGAACACCTTGATAACCTTGTGCACCTTGAGCACCTACAGTACCTTGAGATCCTGATGTACCTGCCGTACCTTGAGCACCTGTAGATCCTTGTGCTCCTACTGAACCTTGAGCACCAGTAGCACCTTGAGCACCAACAGCACCCTGACGACCTTGAGCACCTTGAGCACCTTGAGCACCTATAGTACCTTGAGATCCTGATGTACCTGCCGTACCTTGAGCACCTTGAGCACCTGTAGATCCTTGTGCTCCTACTGAACCTTGAGCACCAGTAGCACCTTGAGCACCTGTAGATCCTTGTGCTCCTACTGCACCTTGAGCACCTTGATAACCTTGTGCTCCTTGTGGTCCAGCAGTACCTTGAGCACCTGTAGATCCTTGTGGTCCTTCAATAGCATTGCTTGCCGTAACCCATTGAGATGTGTCTGCATCTTCATAGTAAACGTAAAGGTTACCAGACTCACTATTCCACCAAAGATCGCCTGGTTGTGGTGATGATGGAGATGATGTTGATATTTGTACTAGTGTATCAGAACTATTTGCAGATACCCATTGAGAACTAGAACCATCATTATAATATACTTTTAAATCTCCAGTATCACTTTCCCACCATAAGTCTCCAATATTTGGAGAACTTGGAGCAGTATCGCTAATAGTTACAGTCTCACTACCACCAGATGTTTCAACCCACTGTTCACTATTTCCATCCTGATAGTAAAGATATAGTTCACCTACATCACTATCCCACCAAAGATCTCCCTGACTTACTCCACTTGGTGGTTCTGCACTAACAGTAACTCTGGGAGATATTGTAATTGTAGAAATAGATCCACTTGCAATGGCAGTTACACCAGTTCCTACAAAGTTTAGTTTTGATATACTATTGGCAGTTCCAACAAGAAATCCTTCGTCAAAGATACTTATTCCACCAGGTTGTAAACCAGGCTGTTCCTGCCAGTATCTATCATAAGTTGTACCGTTATTAACGGTAATCAACTGATAATACTTATCAGCAAGTGGTATTAATTTTTCTCCAACATAACCTAAGTTGGGTTCGACCTCACCTGGATGAACATATAAATGACGGTCTGAAGATAACGCTTCAGTTCCTGCTATCTTTACTCTACCACTTATATATCGCTGTGTCGGCTTTCTTGTATTATCTGCCATTTCTTATTAAGTGGTGCTATTTTCTAGGAAACTACCAATAAATTCCATTTGTAGTGGACCAACAAGACCGCCGCTTACATATGTATGGATAATTCCATTGGCGCTTCCTACAGTTGTTGTGAATGTTTTCGAACCTCCAACATCACTAGTTATGTTGTCTACAACATAAGACTTTTGTGGACTTGGGAAAATAGTTGTGGTAATACCAGAACCTGATGGGCAGGTCATAGCAATACCAGACATAGTGATATCAGAACCAACAGTAAAGTTATGTGCTGTTAAAGTTGTAATAGTTGAAACACCAGTTGGTTCATCATAAGTTACATTTGTAATCGTTACAATACCAGTCTGTGTTCCAGTGATATAAAGTCTATCTAGAACTGTAGCAGTTTTTTCTAAAACCAAACGACCATCAATAAGAATAGCAGCATCGTTTGGTGGAACTTCAATATTTTTTATAATTCTAATATCTCTTGTATTACCTGTACTTCTACTTTCTCTTCTGTGTATCAGAGTTGTAGTCGGATAGGTTCCAACTCCCACATTAGATACTTGTGCATAGAGTAAAATAGCAGAAGTGCCTGTAGGGACCTCGTATATTTTCTGTTCTCCTGGAGCCACAGGAACAGCGACTGTAAGAAACTTATTGACTGGTGCGATTGCCATCTTATCTTATTATCCTCCCAAAGCAAGTATCAGTGGTGTTAAGTTTGCTTGTATCGCTCTGTTAAAGTCTCTTCCAGAAATAGTAGAGGTAGTTTGGTCAATAGTTAGTCCTTGTCCAATTCTAAAGTTTCCTTTTTGATCTGTGCTGGTGAATGGAATTTGACCGCCATTAATAGCAACTATTTCATTTTCAGGAATAGGCACACCACCCTGGAAGGGGTTTGCTCTATTTATGTCTGTACCAGCACCGATATATTCAAAGGAGTGAGAACTGGTGATGATTCTACTTAGTCTTCTCAGTGAAACACTCACACCAACACCAACAGAATAAGGAACAAATTCATTGAAAGTAACAGTTGTAACACCAGTATTTGTTGGTTCTGTTGCAGTGTTTATAGTGTAAAGTATTGGATCCGTAATCGCTTCGGCAGTTGCTCCACCAGAACCAGAAATGGTGATAACAATATCCTGTTGATTAGATCCACTACCTGCGGGAAGGAAGTTTCTACCACTAGCAATAATATCAATAGAACTAATAGTTCCGGCAGCACTCACATTAGCAGATAGTTCGGCAAGAATTCCTTCAGGACCAAATGGTGCAGATACAGTTACATTAGGAGGAGCTGATGCACTATATCCAGAACCTCCATTGGTAACATTAATTGTTCTAATAGTTCTAAGTGGTTCCATAACAATACCACTCTTTCCTCCAGTATTAACATAATCGTCAAGGTTTATCTTGAAGAAAGCACCCTGACCATCAAATGGTTTTCTTATATTCGATAGATCATCTCTCATATCGAAGAAGGTATAAGTATCTTGTTCCGCAGCAACTGTTGTCCCAGTAGTAATTCCAGTAAACTCATCACCACTGGTTCCATCAGCATACAAACCATAATCACCAAATGAGGAGTTAGAGTTTGTTAGGTCACATTGTCCACCACTACCAGCAAAGATACCAATCTTAGAGTTGATAGTAAAAATAGAAACTAACTGAGCATATGCTTTGTTAGTGATAGAAACGCCAATACCATTTTGGTTATATTGAGTAAATGAGTCACAAACCATACACTTGAGGTCTTGCCCAAGATTATTAGTTCCGGTAAAGGCAGCAGCAACATGGTCTCCGTCTATCTTCATACCAATACTGTTACTCATAAAGTTCGTACAGTTACGAACATATGGAGATCTCCATCTTCCACTTGGACCTTCATTGCAAGGACCAGGATCCAAGAAACCAGATCTAGCACTACCAATACCAGCTGGTGGTGGGAAAGCAACAGCAGCACCAGTAATAGACAATGGTGCAGAATCATCATAAGGATCTTTACTGTAAGCAAAACTCAAACTATCAATCAAACATCCTCTTCTAACATAAAAGACATCATCATTGTTTTGTGGGTAAATAGTAACCAGTCTTAAGTCTTGACCAATAACCGAAACATCAGTTCTTAAACCAATAGGATTGTTCTCAGCATAAACACCAGAGCGAACCATAATAGTATCGCCAGGTTGTGCTGCTTCAGCGGCGGAACCGATAGTTAGTTTTGCTGAACCTTCTGTTCTACCATCATTATCATCGTTACCATACTTAGAAACCCAGATAATGTTTCTAGAGTCAGCACCTGCAGGAGCCCAAACAATCTTACCATTTGGTGCTGTTGTGGTAAAACCAATAGTGGTGAATGCAGATGCACCAAGTTGAATAATATTAGTAACAATACCTGCACAAACAGTAATAGCAGAAACAACATTAGAACAACCGCCTGGATCAGTGTTGAAACCAACAGCAGGGTCGTCTTGTAATGTTAGATCACGAATGAGAGAAACACTATTGCCTACACCCTGATAAGATCTTGGTGCTGGTAAGTTATTGATAACATATCTTGCTACTTGAGCAGCAGTCGTGATAGCAACAATAGTTGCTTCCTTGATACTGTAACCGTTTATATCAGTTCCAGTGATGTGCTGTAGAGTTGCTCCATTATAATAAGACTGACCAGCACCAACACAACGGGAGTTACCACCTCTTGTGATATCATAGGTAATAGCTTTCAGAATATCCTTAATATCATCCTTACAGGAAGTGTAGTCTGCCGAAGATAGGGCAAATGCTGGACTCTTATAGTCTGTACTTGTTAAGAAACCAATAGATTCATTAGCAATGTAGTCTAAGTTTAGTCGTATTAGGTTTGCGGCATCATAGAATCTTCCACCAATAATGTTTCCTGTCGTATCAACTCCAACAGTTGTTAGGACATTTCTTGGAACCTGATACTTTTCAGTTCTAAATCCAACATTATCATTTAGATCATATAATGCCTGCTGGAAGCGAACATCTTTTTGGAAGTCAACTGCTCTTGTTGGAGTTGTGCTGTTGAAACCAATATCACCAGATGCATTAGTAGCAATAACTGTAGCAGCAGATCCAACCTGTAAAGATCCATCAATACCCAAAGCATTGGTTGATGGGTTATATGTAATACCACTATCAACTCTTACAGTCTCACTTGTTTGACTAGTTGAGTTTTCAACAAATGGAATGAAGAAGTCTTGGTTTGTGAGAGTCTCAGTAGTTTGAATGAATGTAGAAATGCCTGCTCTAGCGGCATTTGTTGCGAAACCTGCTACTGTAGCAAATCCAGACTGGATAGCAAAGGTAGCAATACCTGATACTGTAGAGAAACCAGACTGAATAGCAAAAGTCGATATACCAGATACAGTAGCAAATCCTGCCTGAATAGCAAACGTTGAGATTCCTGCTACTGTTGCGAAACCTGCTTGAATAGCAAAAGTCGATATACCAGATACGGTAGCAAATCCTGCTTGAATAGCAAAAGTAGAGATGCCTGATACTGTAGAGAAGCCAGACTGAATAGCGTATGTAGCAATGCCTGATACTGTAGAGAAACCAGACTGGATAGCAAACGTTGAGATTCCTGCTACTGTAGAGAAACCTGCCCTATCTGCATATGTAGCAATACCAGAGTTATTTGCGTATATTGCTGTTGTTGCTGTACCTACAATAAGATTATTATGTACTCTCAGTGGAGCATCTATTCTAACCAACTGAGTAAATGTTGATACCCCAGATACTCTCAGTTCATCCCTGAACCAAGCAATTCCGTTAACATCAAGCTGTGTTTGTGGGGAAATTACATTAACACCAACATTAACTGTTGTGTGAATACCAGCACCATTTCTTATCCAATGGTCTATGATATTAACATCAAGGACATTGGAGTCTGAAGTATTTACTGTAGCATTAACAACGTCTCCACCACTACCATTACCAATGAAGTTAATAGTTGTAAATGAACCAACACCGACGTTTATACCTTCATTTCGTGCGAAGAATCCATCAGTCTTAGCATTTGGTGGTGCAGAAATCCAACGAATACCATTAGCATCGCGGGATAGGAAGTATCCATTATCACCAGGAAAGTTAGCAGAGTCAAAGATATTCCTAACAATACGAATAGAGTTACCAATATCAAGTAGTTGTTCAGGTAACGTGCTTCCAATACCAATATTACCAGCGCGGGATCCAGTAGCAAAACCAACTAAGTAATTAGTTCCGCCATCACTAGTAAGTTCAAAACGTTGTCTGACTGTAGCAATTCCAACATCAATATTATCTACATCTAGTGTTCCTAGAATGTTAACATCGGTTTGGAAAGTAGCAGTGTTTCCAAAAGAAACTACGCTATTAAATTGAGATGCTCCTATGAAAGTAGAGAGACCTGCTACATATAGGTCATTTATATTTGCTTGGTTATTAACAGTAAGATTATCAAGAGTTAAATCATCTCCAAGACCTTCAAAGTCATAATAAAGTTTTCCGTAAATGTATACGTCTTTGAAGAACTTAGCGTCTTCATTAAAATATGACTCTTGTCCTTGTACCCAGATGTTTTCTGCCATCTTATCCTATGAATAATCCAAGTGCTTTTAGTATTACTCCACCACCAACAAAGGAGTTGGCGAAGACTTTAAATAAAAACTGTTTCTGTGGTGGAACCATACTTCCTGTTAGTGCATCAGATTCAATACTGTTCCCTTGAAACCTCATGTTAGCGGCATCAACAATAAAATCATTACCAGCCACATATTCGAGATCACCATTAGACTCAACTACTACATTATTACCCGATATGCGAATATTTCCAGTTCTATCTGCTGTTATTGATACATTACCACGTCTAGCGTGAATTAGAATGTTCTCACTTTTGTCGCCAGAACGCTCTCCAGCAACCATTTCAATGGATTCGTCGGAGTTTAGAATAAATTTTCCAGCATCCGTAATGTCGATAGAAGTTTTTAAATTCTTATCGGATACTGTATATAAAAAATAATTGGAAGCTCCCAAATATCCAAAGGAAGGATTACATATTTCTTCCCTTACTTTTGGGTTATAAGAGATACACTCTCTCAAATACCAGTTTTGTTTATCTTCTGGGCGCTTTGCCATTTAGGTAATACAATCAATTACTTGCTTAACTTCTCCATCAAATGGTGGTCTTTCTCCTAGGTTAGCAGCAAGGATTGCTCCAGAACCATTCTTTGAAATGACCTCAAGTACAGGAATATTAGTTACATCTCTACTATTTATTGGGGTCACCTTGATGATAGCACCAGACTGGATAAGAACATCATACTCATTTCCTTGGTCATCAACTACAGTATCTCCATCTTCAAAGTCTTGCCCTGGATCAATAACTGTTACGCTATCAACAACATATGGAATCTCTTTATCTGCTGGATAGTTCTCACCCTCAGACACAACATAAATGGTATCTACCTGACCATTCTTAACAATAGCTCTAGCAATAGCACCATATCCTTGGTTACAACTATCTACAACTTCTACAAATGGTGGGAAGGTATATCCACTTCCTGGATTGGTTACCTTAACACTTATAATACTTCCTGTTTTATACTTATCTTCACCGATAATACCACCAAGAATAGGAACAGCACTTGCTCCTGTACCACCCCCACCAAAAATATTGATCTTTGGTGGTCCACAAACAATTGGTGGTCCAGTATAACAAGAACCAAGATCACCAATAAAGTTTGGATCTTTAACTGTTCCAGATATGAAGTCATATGCTCCAGCAATATCTTGAACTCCGTCTAATGGGAAACCAGCAAGCTTTGCTGCTGTTGATATTGACTTAGCAGTATTAGCATTATCAATAATTCCTTTGAGATCTGGCTCATCTTGAAATACTGGTCCATATCCTAGTTTATATTTGCAAGCGCCATACTTGTCTTTCTGATTCTTTTTATTACAAGACTTAAGACCAACAAGTCCAAGAAGTGCATCAATACCATTCCGTAGTAGACCCTCAACACTAAAGTCTTCGAAGAATTGAAGAATCTTAGATATTCCATTAATTGCTGGTAGCAATGCATTATCAATAAGACCAATAATACCATTGATCATTGCACCGACAGTTTGATCAGCAACACAATCGACAAAGTTTAGGACATTATTAGCAATAGACTTTAAAAGATCTTTTACAAGATTAAATACTTTGTCTAAGATTTGATTAACAATACAAGGGATAAGATCTTGAAGTATTTTTACTGGTTGAAGCATAGCAGTTTGTGCCGCTACTCCAGCAAGGTGTGCTGCTACTGGATTTAAAGTTGCAGCGAAGACTGTAGCATATACAGAAGCATAGAGAAGATCAAGACCCTTGCTTAGAATTGGTTCAAGTTTCTTAAATAACTTATTAATCATACCACTGATCATTTTGGTTGCAGCGGTAGTTATTTGTTCTGCCCTAATATCAATCTCTCTATCTACCCAGTCTCTATAATACTCAAGTCCCTCATCAAACTGTGCCTTTAAGTCTTGGAGAAACTTAACAAATCCTTCAATAGCATTTTTGATCTTGGTAATTGTTCCTTTATTACCTTTAGTATCTTCACCTTCTGTACCACAAGGTAATCGTATCACCTTTCCATCAGAAGTTCTCTTTGCTGCTGGATTGCTTGGATCTACCTTTTTAGCATCAGAAGGACTAACACCTATTGGTTGTTTTGCAGTTGCAGCATTCTGATCTCCAGACTCACTCTTTGATAGTGAGCCTTTCGCTGGTTCTTTGATATACTTATTGTATCCGGAGAATGGTGCGAATGGTAGTTTCTCACCATCCTTTACAGCGTCGATTGAATTGGCGAATGCACCCATAATAACTGGATGCTGACCATCTGCTCCATCTAGAAAGAAACCAATTACAGTATCACCAGGGTTAAAACGAATACTCTTGAATGTATTTGCCGAACCAGTTCCATGACCTGGTGGTAGCATCACATGTGCCCATGGTAAGTCCTCATTACTTAGTTCCGCTTCACTATAAGGATGATATCCCATAATGCGGACTTTATATCTAATGCCCCAACCTGGACCAGTTGCTTGTTGGTCCCATGATTCAATAGGTGGAATCTGCCCTATCCACCAAACAAATCCATCTCTGCCTACAAAATTAGTTTTAAGTGAAAGATCTTCCATTTGTTACTTTTAAATATCCCTGAATGTATCTCTAAGTAGCTTCATTGATGTTAGAGATTGTGTACCATCAAAATAATGACAGAGTTCTTTTATCATATATAGACCACTATTCTCAGGGTCAAAATCATTACTGTTTGCTGAAATTTTAAGGAAATTGCATCGTATAACATCACCAGATCTTAAATTATTATTTAATGGAACAGTCATATTGAGTGTTTGCATGAACAAATAATTGTATCTAAAGAAAGCGTCTCTTTGATATAACTTAGCATCATTACCAGGTTGTTTGCTCACATCTTTCTCCAACACACCAACATCGAGAACTGATGAGATAATTCTACTTGGAACAGTGTCAAAAGAGAAGTTACCAGAACCAAAAATTTTAGGAATATCTGGATCGTCACCAAGGAATGTTGCGTTCTTAGCAAAATCAGTTATTGTTCTCTTTCCTTCTTGCTGAAGACTAAACTTACTTTGATATGGATCATATTCAGTAAAGAATGATGCATACGTTCCTAGTCTAAGTTTTTCTAATAAGTCATTATTTCTATTAACAGAATAACTCAATATCCTTTGATCAGTTGACTTCTCAATATCTTGGTCCTCTTGATGATAATATTCTGCTTTTGGACTTGCTTTTCCATCAATAATAAGTTTGTCGATAGATCTGAAGTTGTATCCATCTATAGTTTCATAGAAAAAGTATCCAGGAACATTGGTATCTGGAATAGACTTTGATGCTAACCAAGTCAGAACATCGAAAGGTCTTCTCAAGTTTCCAATAAAACTATATTGATTACTAACGACATCAGATTTCAATGTTTTTTGAGATTGTAAACCTTCCTTTATAATGTTTTCTATATGATCAGTTATTTGAGCTCTTGGAAATTTTTTGTATAGTCTTGAAGTTTCATTAGTAATTGCTTCTCTTGATACTAACTTTAATGTAAATGTTTCTCTTTGACCTTCTCTGATAACATTTGTAATTTTAGAGACGTACAATGGTTCATCAACAAGATCAATACCAGATTTATTTTTATCACTGTTACCAGCAATTTTTATGAATACTCTTTCGCCACCTCTTAACGGAAGACCACTGTAGATTGACTGCAATGAACCATCTTTTCCAGGAATTGTTCCTCCCGTATTAGATACGGTAATCTCTGCTGTGATAGTTGGTGAAAAAACATCTTCATAATATTTGATAGCAACTACACCGAGTCTCATATCAATGGTTCTTGTACCATCACCAGACTCTATGGTAATTTGTTCGAATATTGATGCGTCTCTTGCTGCCATTTATACTACACTAGAAAGGAACTTATTTTTTATATTATTACTATTTACCCCAGCAACTATAATAACAGAACCACTATTTGTTTCTCCACCAACATATTCTGTTTGCTTTACAGTATTATTTAAAATTAAAGTATTTGTTCTTGGTTGTGGTTTTGCATTTTGCAAAGCCATAGCAAGTTGAGATGAATAGTCTTTTTTAGATGAACCTACCCATTCACCAATTTTTGGAGACTTAGGATCTCCAGGAATTCCGGGAGCACCCTCTTTACTCGCATCAGGCATAGCAGTATTTCGTTTTGGGGGGCTTTTTGGTGGTGGTGCTTGTGGTTGTGGTTTTGGTAGGTTAAGTGATGCTGGACCACTAAGCATCGGATCTTTGGATGGATCCACAAGGAACTGGTTATCTTGGTTTGTACCACGCCAGACGGAACCAGGAATTATTCCATTAGCATCTGCCCGAATATTATTTCGTGGATCGCTATCACTATTAACTGCCCTAACTGTTGCTGGACTACCTCTAAACTCTAGAGCACCGCCAACAAATTTTGCTGCACTTGCTTGTCTTTTTGGATCGGATAGAAGACTAATAACTTTTAATAGAGTTGCCTGACTTTGACCAGACCATGCAGATGCTTGCCCTAAAGTACGTATTGATTTAAATGCTCCACTACCTCTAGTGTACACACCTTGAAACTGTCCGGGAGCACCAAGAACATCAGTATAGTTAGTACCATATCCAGGGTGTGCAACTCTATTAGCAACCACCTGCAGCATGTCGGCGTATCCCTGGTCACTACTACCTTCTGTGGTGAGTGCCGCAGCGATACGATACATTTCAGCAGACTTTGGATCTGGAAGTTGTGCTGAACCTCCTCCAGGATCTACTCCACCACCTCCACCATCATCACTACCTCTATCAAATTCATAATCCTCAATTCCAAGTAATTTCTTAACATCCTGCTTAAGTAAAAGTATTACAGAATTTATTGAATTATCCATTTGGACGAAGGAATCCTTCATTTGATTCATTCCTTTGTCTACTGCTACTCTTACAGCATTAAAATCAAATCTAACAAGACCAGAAGAAATTTCACCAACCATATCACCAAATCCTATCAAAAAGTTTTGAAGACCCTCTCTAAAATTATTGAGATATTGGAAATATGTCTTCATCCTCTCAATGAGAGCTTGAGCCATTTTAATGATATTTGGGAGATTGGTCAAAGCCCATCCAACTAGTAATGTTCCAAGAAAATCAAGTATTCTACCCAAGAAACCTCTTGTGCTATTTGCTACAGCACTAGTAGATCTTGATATTGCACCCTGAATTGATGATGCCTCTACAATATCCTCTCTTTCTTTTCTTCTTGTCGCTTCTCTTCTCTGATTAAATGCTTTTATACTCGCTGAAAAAGATTTTCTCTTATTTGTTGTAGACTGTATAATTGTTGTTCTAACAGTTGCAGCAGATTCTCTTGTCCTAAGAAGACTTTTGTTAAGTCCAGATAAAGACTTATTAATGCTAGTTACATTTATGGAAGAACGATACGCCATTTAACTTATGCCCATCCAGTATTAAAGTAACGATACGAAGTATACTTGTGAAAATTATCTGGATCTGAAGTAGCAATGCTAGGCAGATAGTTAGCAGAACCTAGATCTTGTGTTGGTACATTTCTTGCACTAGCAGTAGATTCATTATTAATTACTGTTACATTACCTCCAGAGTCTGAACTTTTTAATGACTGGAGATTATCATTAGATTTTTTTGGTGGTGCATTTATTTCTGGAGATGGTGTTTTAAATAATGGTCCTTGTCCAGTAAACGCATCTAGTAAATTAATCTCTGTATTCAAGAATGGATTATCTTTACCAATATCGCTTCCCTTATAAAATTCCTTACCAAGACCAATCAATGCTGGAATAGCAAATGTTCCAGCTATTGTTAACGGTATTGTGAATTTTGGACCTAGAACATAGTTTAATGCTGATAGAGCACCGCCAGCAGCAAAACCTGTACCAGAACCAGCGATCATTTCACCAACAGATGATCCAAAAAGCGTATCGTATATTGCAGACGCACCTGCAGCGAATAAACCACCTTTAAGTACTGATGAACCAAAAGGACTTCCTTTAGAACCAGATGAAGCAGGTGGAGCTCCACTAGATCCTGCTTTACCTCCAGGTGAAGTTTTTGCTGGTGGTGCTGATGGTTTTGGTTTTGTTGGAGTTGGTTTTGTTTTTGGTTTTAAACCTATTCCTGCCGCTATACCTGCAGCAGCAGTTTTAACTAAATTGAGTAGTGCAGCAACAGGTCTAATTAATAAGTTTCTAAAAATAGAACTACCCAACTTAGAAGTAAGTCTGGTAAGATAACCAAGTATAGTTCTAAATCCACCACTAAACAATAAGAAAATACCAGTTACAACACCAATATTCTTCAAGAACTTTTGCTTAAGTTCTTCTAGTCTTTCTTTATCACCAGATATCAAGGCACTAATAGTTGATAGCGCCATATTTCCTAGGAAACCACCTAGGAGAATCATAAAGAAGCTTGATAATCTACCTAGAGTAAATCTTGCTTTATCGCCAACTTTTTTAATCGGAGTCAAAAGAGCAGACTGCATTTTGCGTTCAACGACGCTTTCTTTACCTTCTCTGATTTTCTGCTCTGCTAAGATTTCTTCCTGTCTTATCTTCTGAGATTCTCTTGCCTGATCTAATGCAGAATCTTCTCTTACTCTTTCAGCAATACCATTCAGAGAAGCACTTAGAGCACTAACTTGATTACTAAGATTTATAAGGGAAGAATTAATATTATCAAAAGCAAGTCTATTCTGCTGCAGCGCAAGCGTAGTTCCATAATCTTCCCTTGGCTGTTGGTCTTGGGGACGATTCAGAAACGAAAAAGAGGATACTCTAGTTCTTCTTACTCTTAAACCAGTTGTGATTGGCGATGAAAACTCAGCCATTTAGTTCAGATTGCTGTTGTTTTAAATTTTCTTCCTCAATATATTGTTTTAGGAAAGTGAGATAAACTTCTCTTTCCCAAGGTATCATATTCTCTAGTTCAGTCAATGAGTATTTATGATGCTGCATCAAGGCAAAATTTATCTTGTAGTATGACTCAAGATCTTCATGAGCCATACTTACCCGAAAAAAGCATTTAATCCCTCCAGAACAATTTCATTTTCAACCTTTGTATTTGGATTCATCACCGTAACAGTATGAGACAATTTTGGCATTGTCTCAAAGAATGTTTCAATCTCTTTGAATTGTTTTGAACTCAACTGCTCAAGAAATTCTCTAAGTTCTTTCTTAGAACAGTCCGATGCTGACCAAGACTCTTCCTCAGAATAGACTTGCTCAATGCAGGAAGAGATTAGATCAAAAGTATTATCTAAGTTTAGCTCTTCGGTGCTGAAATTATTTTTCACAAATTCTTCCATAGATGGATACTTCATCCTCAGAATAAGATCATTATCAAGTTTGATATCTCTATTATGGTTCTTTCCAGTCTCAACTTTGATATCATCTAAGTTGATTGTTACGGGAACTTGGGTAGTTCCATCATCTGGACATGTTACAATAACTTCCACTTCTTCGCCAACAGATTTACCTCTGATGTTCAAAAAGATATATTCAATATCAAATGTAGACAGTTGTTCGATTTTAATTCCTCTGCTTAGGATACAGTTAGAAATAACTTCCTTAACAGCATTTGTGATTTGCTTATCATCTTCGCTTTCCATTGCGATGATAAGAATCTTTTCTTCTCTTACAAGAAAAGGGCGATATCTAATTTTCTTTCCATTAGAAGGAAGTTCCAACTCATAGGTTGGTGTAGATATTTTTGGTAAAGGCATAACAACCCAAAAAGTTCAGTTAAAAATATTTATCTAGGTCCATAGGGGCTATTGTAGACTTGTCCCTTGTTAAGTGCTTCAGCATAAGTCATACCTTCAGGAATAAATCTAACTCCACCAGCCTGAGCAGCACCAGCAGAAACTGGAACATATCTCTGTCCTTCATTACCAGTTGATTGATTTGAATTATCATTTTTCTTATTATCATCAGTTCCTCTGTGAATAGAGTAACTATCACTTCTACCACAAATATATCTGTCGTAACTAAAGCGTACTGATGCTTTTAATATCTCCGATGCATCATATTTCACTACTGTTGATGAAAGATCTCTTGGAAAAAGACCCCAGAAAGTATATTCTATATCTTCTTTATAATCTCTATCAAACTTAATAATTTTTGTTTGGTTTGATTTATAATCTTCTGGATATTCCATCCTAAAATAATAATCATCAGATGCTTTTCTATGTGCGGATCCATTAGAAATGAAGTCCATCCAATGTTCTAAGAACTTCAGAGTTTTATACTCATTATCAACATAAAACTCAAGACCTATCTCAGTAAACAATCTTGTGTGAGCCATATTTTCAACGACTCCCATAAAGTTTCCCTTAATATTCGCAGTAGCAAGAGCACTTCCAGGTAACGAAGCAGAATAGCACAGAAGTCCTGATGTCTCAGTAATAAACCTATAACCAACTCCACGGACATTCAAATGTTGTCTTAAAGGTAATGGTAGACCACCAAAAACAACCTGATAATGTGAAGTTTGCGCTAGATTTGTTAGTGCTGGTTTAAAATCCGATATCCTTCTTGGTCTAGGTGCTGCCACTCTAAATACCTTATACGAGTCTTACATTATTAGTTATTTAGATGGCATATAAGGGAAAGTATCAACCTTCTAACCCAAAAAAATACAAAGGTGACCCATCAAATATAATCTATAGATCATTATGGGAAAGAAAGTTTTGTCGTTACTGTGATAATAACCCAAATATATTAGAATGGGGTAGTGAAGAAATGTATGTGTGGTATAAGTCTCCAGTAGACAATAAACCACATAGATATTTTCCAGACTTTTACATTAAAGTAAAAGAATCAACTGGAAACATTAAAAAGTATATTATTGAGATTAAACCTCTACGTCAAACTGCACCTCCACCAAAACCAAAGAGACAAACTCAAGGTTACTTGCGTGAGGCATACGAGTATGCTAAAAACCAGGCAAAGTGGGAAGCAGCAAAAGAATGGTGTCTTGATAGGGGTTATGAGTTCAGAGTCTTTACTGAGAAAGAATTAGGTATCAAGTAATGCCTAGAAAGACAGTCAAGCAACAAACAACAAAAAGACCCACAGATACGGATACAAATGTAAACCGAGTCCGTGGGATAAGTGATAGTATTATTGGTATCAAAGACCCTGATGATATTATGGTAGAACTCTTAGCAGTTCTAAATGAAGGACCTAAGATACCTGAAGCAGGTAAGATTTATATCTTTGTTTACAGCGCCAAGACAGCATCACTGAACTATGATCAAAACCCTTTTGTTGCTGTTACTGATGTATTCCAGTGGGGTTTTCGTGGTCTGAACTTCCATTGGGGTGAGACCAGACAATATACTTGGAATGAAGTTGCTGGTGGGTTGTATGAAGTCTATCCATCGGAAGTGAAAGATTTGCAGATGATACCTTTTGCTAATTTTCGACTAAATACTTAAAAAACATAAATGGCGATACCCTTAGATGTAATTCCATATCAAGGAAATCAACCAAATTCACCTAAACCTGGAGAGAAAGCAACTGCTCAAAAGGACAAGGTTTTAAGGTATCCATATGCTAGAATCGATAACGACTCTGATTATTTGAGAATTGAGATAATCAAATATGAGTCTCCAGCAATTAACTTAGATTCTCTTTTTGATGTTCCAACAGATCAGAATGTAGAAAATCCAACTGTAAAAATAAAAGAGAAGGCAAACTTTCAATTACCTACGATATCTTCAAAAGTAGAAGAAACTAAAAGAACGAAAGGAATACTTCATACAATTTATCTACCAATACCAGAACAAATAGGTGATACCACACAAATTAGTTGGGGAGAGGGAAAATTAAATCCAGCAGAAGCCTTTGGTATTGGTTTTGGTAATCAATTTCAAGATAATCCAACAGCAGCATTAAATGCTGCCCTAAAGGCGTTGACGGATGGAGTAAGTGGAATTGGAGCTGATTCACAAGCATTGAAAGCCATACAGAATGTTGTTTCCTCTACCGCAATTGGTGTCTTAGGTGGTAACGTAAGTGCTAATGAATTAATTTCAAGAGCAACTGGTCAAGTATTTAATCCAAACCTGGAACTATTATTTGATGGTGTTGGTCTTAGAAATTTCCAGTTTAGCTTTGAATTCTTTCCAAGAAATAAGAAAGAAGCGGAACAAGTCATTCTTATTATTCGTACCCTGAAAGCAAGAATGAGTGCTAAGAAAAACGCAAGTGGAAACTCTAAGATTCAAGGTGTCTTCATTTCCGCTCCAGATCTTTTCCAACTGACTTATATGAAAGGTGGTAAAAACCACCCAATATTGAATAAGTTTAAACCAATGGCTCTGGTAGATCTACAAGTGAACTACACAGGTTCTGGAACTTATTCAACCTTCTGGGATGGAACACCAACTCATATAACAATGTCTTTATCATTTAAAGAACTTAATCCAATATACTTTGAAGATTATAACGAGGAGCAATATAGTGGTCCATATGCTCCAGGTGAAGATCCAGTGAACCAAGGTCATGCTGTAGGTTACTAAAATGAGTTACTTTAGAGAACTACCAGACTTATTCTATCAGTCCCCATTTAAAGATAGAACTTCATCTACCGAATATGTAAGAGTAAAGAATCTTTTTAGAAGAGTCAAACTTCGTGATGACTTACAGAATGTTTTTACTCTATTCAACAAATACCAAATCCAACAAGGAGAAAGACCAGAAACTGTCGCCAATAGACTTTATGGTGACGTATCTTATGATTGGGTTGTTCTTTTAACCGCTGGTATTGTAAATGTTAGAGACCAGTGGCCACTTTCAGATTACGAACTTTATAAGTATGCAGAAAATAAGTATGGTAGTAATCTGAATACAATTAGATTCTATGAAACAACTGAAGTGAAAGATTCTTCTGGAAGGCTTATTCTTCCTAAAGGTAAAGTTGTAGATTCAAATTTCTCAATTCCAAATCCAAATATACCAACAGCAAATTTAAATCCTGTTGGTGGTGTTACTAACTATGAGTATGAAGTAAGACTAAATGAGCAAAAGAGACAGGTCTATCTATTAAAACCAGACTACCTACAACTCTATCTTAGTGATATGAGAAGAATTATGAAGTATGAAAAGTCTTCTCAATATATCAATAAGCAACTTGCTGCTACTGAAAATACTAGAAACACTTCACCACAGTAACTCTAAATTCTTATCAAATATCATCACATATCGGTGTTTGCGGGAGCGTTCTTTCCATTCTCCTGCAGCACCTTTAATTTTGCCTCTAGAGTGTTTAGTTCCGTCTGCATAGTAGAAATCTTTCTTTGGGTCTGTGAGTCCGCAATACTTAAAGTTACAAGCGCGATAGATTGTACCAGAATGAAAATCACTATCAGCGTAAGAGATGACTGCTTTAACTTCAGTATCCTTCCGTAACTGTCTAATCGCTCTTGAAACAAACCAAGAAGTGATATTATATTCTGCTCGTTGGGTTTCAGGGTGTACGCAAAGGCGTGAAAGTTCAAAGAGTCCTTCTTGCTCATTTCGTGCTAGTCCAAATGCTCCTTGTGCTACTTCTGGGACAGGGAGACCTGTAAAGATACAGACTCCTTTAATACCACCAATATTCAGTGGGCTAAAATCATTGCTCTCATATAAACCGTAGTTATATCCGCTCTTAAATCCTTTAGAAAAGTCCTTAAGATAATGAAACCGCAGAAGTAACTCTGCGGCTTCGGATTTACTTACACGGTCAATGTAATAATCTGTTTTCACTTGAACAGTAAATTAATGTATGCTGCTACAACTAAAAGTATTAGGCAGATTTGATTATACTTCACTCTTCAGCAAGTCGTGCAAAGTAAGAAAGAGTATCATCATCCTCATCTTCGTCAGCAGAAGATACAGTGCGAGTAGGTTGAAGAGAATTCAGTTCTCCACGAAGATCTTCCGTGAGTTCACGGGAAGAACCACGAGTGTATTCTTCTTCTTCACCCTCATCAGGATCTTGATAGCGAGGAGTGCCCTTGTTACCAAGAACATAGTCAAGGCGCTTCTTCAGATCATCATAAGACTTGAACTGATCAGCAGCAACAAGTTCAGCGAGAGAATACTGCTTCTTCCAGATTGCTTCCATCGCATCGTCATCTTCCAGAAGAGCATCGGGACGAGCAAACTCACTGGAGTCGTAGTTACGATAACCAGCAACGTTCTTTGCCTTCAGTTTGAAGTTAGCACCCTGCCAGAAATCGAACGGATCAATTGCTTCCTCATCCTCAAACTCAGGTTGCATCGCAGCAGTGAGTTTGTCGAAGATCTTCTTACCGAACTTATACAGGAAGACTTTACCTTCGTTAGAGGGGTTAGCGGGATCCTTGACCACATAGATGTTAGCAATGTAAGTCAGTTTACGCTTCTGTTTACGTGCCTGTTCTTTACCCACATCAGTGCCGTTGTTCCACAGCATCGTGTTGTGCTCAGACACAGGATCCTTCTGACCCAGAGTGGTCAGAGAGTTCTCAATATACCAACCACCAGGACCTTGGAATGCGTGACTGTAGAGTTTCACGAACGGAAGGTCCTCACCGTTCGGAGCAGGCAGGAAACGGATGACGGCATAACCATTGCCGCTCTTATCACATTCTAGTTTCCACAGGCGCTCATCGCCACTGGAACCGCCATTGTTATTCATTTTTTCGACTTCCTTGACCAGTTTTGCGGTCAGGGAGCCAAGCTTAGATTGCTTCTTAAGGTCTGCGAAAGACATTTGGATTACCTCGGATTAATTGGATTCGGGGGATTACTCGGATAGTATAACAGGGATGCCCTCAGTCGTCAAGATATTGCTTGAGGGATTCGATTGTCTGATTCATACTGTCGAATAAAACTTGCATATCGGTCTCTGGTGGGAATCCCATCAGTGCTACCGATTTGCGAAGATTCTCTTTCATCTCAACCGCCTGTGGGTCATCTGAAAGAGACAATCTAGTATACATGATCCTTTGCTTTTCTAGCAAGGTCTGTAACTTTTCAACGTGTTCTTTCTTGGTTTCATTATCCATTACACCAAAGGTAAGGATACTTCCATAGATTTGTTCTTGAAGATTATTAATTTCTTCAAGTTCTTCTTGAATAATATCGGATTTAAAAAATTCACTCATTGATAATGGACCGCAAAATCTTTCGGTAGTTGAACACATCAATATTTAGGAATGGGGAATATTTTTTCAATTTCAAACTTACGGTTTCCCACACAGGGTCCAGAAGTTTCTTATCAAAATCGTTTGAGAAATGGAATATTTTTTCGTAGATTGTGAAAGTTTCTAGCGATAGTTGCCCGCTTAGAAACTTTTTGAGTATCGGAGGGTGACCTTTGGTACAGTTGAACAAACTCTCTAACTCGTTCTCCGATAACAATTCGTTGCTTTGCTCTTTGAATAAGTAGGTCAAACTCTGTTGACGCCTCATCCACTCTGCGTATGTTCTTTCGCCAGAATTGATAATTTCTCCAATCCATAAGTTTTGTGGGTTGTCTGCGGATACAAAATTTGCAAGTAGAAAGTCTTTGACTTCCTCATCAGAATATTTACGGCTGGTCTTCTCAAACCAGTATTTGTCTTTACGTTTATTGAAAGAAGTCACAGTTGCCCGTGACTTTCCTCCATACTTAAAAAAGTCATATTTACTGTTCGTAAAATGACTTTTCATCGAAAGATAAGTTTGATAAGTTTCAAATGGTGACATAATAAACTTCAAAAATTACTTTCCTCCCCAAGCAGTATATCTTGATTTTTCAGTATCACTCCATTGTCTAGCAACAAAGTCTTTACCAACACCAGTTCCCTCAACTCCCTTTAGTTTTGAAAGAACTTTTGGTGGGGTATAACCACCGCCATATACAGAAGAAATGCTAAATCCAGCTCTTGCTAAATCATTGCGAATTGAGGAACTCATTGCTCTTTCTCCAATCTTATCATCAGAGAAACCTTTTTGTACCCCACCAGAAGGTCTATACATTGGGATATCAAATGCTCTATCAGAATAGTGCCTTGATCCTTTAGAGTGCTTTCCTCCAGAGGTGGAACCAATCTCCCAACCCTGTTTTTTCATCCATGCTATAGCAGCATCTCTAGTCTTTTTATCATCAAACTCCAAATGATCATGATAATTTTTACCACCATGACTTGGATCATATCCTCCGTGAGTTTCGTCACCAGTGATATATCCAGCTTTCATTTCGTTTATTACAGATATAAACTGATTAAACGTTTTCATTTGAAGTTGTCTTTTATGTATTTAGTTTACAGAGGAAGTTTTGCCTTCGAAGTCTTCTTCATAAAGTTGAGACGGATAGCATCCCACTTCAATCTCTCTTTTAATGGTTTTGAGATAAGCTTCGTGACTGATTCTACCTCAAGACTGTTAATTTCACAATAGTGACAGATAGCATCAATGTAGTTGAAGTTTTCTTCAATCACAATCTTCTCAATTTCAAGAGCGAATTTAGAAGGAGTCAGAAACTTACTTTCTATTGCTTGTTCTAGTTCTTTGTTATTTTCCATAGAGTTCCAGTTTATCTCTAACAAACTTTCTAATGTATTCGCTGAGAAGTTTGATGTACTTTGATTTGTCTCGTTCTTCATAGACGACGCATTCTCCATTTTCACAAGCCATGATGATTACAAGTTTTTTAACTGAAATACCAGTCAGTTCGTACAGCATACATCCGTAAGCCATACATTGAACAAAATAGTGTTCGATCCACTCTCGTGGTTTTGGTTTTTTAGAAGTCTTAAAGTCGATTATAGCTAACTCACCGTCATATTCAGCGATGCAGTCAACTGTCCCAGCAATACCTAGTTGCTTACTATATAGGGACCCTTCAAGGGCGTAAATATTATTTATACGATTTAAGTCTGATTTTGAAATTTTAAAGAGGAAATCAGAAATTGGTTGTACTTTTGGTAGTTCTTCATTCTTCAGATGATGTTCTACCAGAGTATGCATGTCTGTACCACGACTTGTTGCTGCCTTCGTGATACGATCTGCTTCTTCATCACCGACTTTCTTTCTCCAGTTGACGAAAATCTCCCTATTAAAATGACTGGTCACCGAAGTGATGGAGACCAGTCTAAGAAGTTCTTCTTCTGTAGGAACTCTGTAATACCTTACACCATCAATAGTCTCCCTCTCAAGTTGAGGGAGATCAATATCAACATGACTGAACATTAAAAACCTGCTTCCATTTTTGCGAGAATGTATTCTTTAACAAGTCCAGAGCGGACAATATCATCAACCCCAAATTCAATTATATCAAAAGAAGGCATTTTACGCAATACACTCATAAAATCATGAATACCATTACGCTCATTTGACTTCTGCAAATCAGACTGAACCGCATCACCACAGAAACAAATTCTAGTATTTTCACCAACACGAGTGATAATAGAGTCTAATTCATGGAAGTTTAGGTTCTGATATTCATCAACAATAATAATAGAGTTATCAAGTGTAGTTCCACGAAGGAACGAAGTACTCCAAAACTTGATTGTTTCTTGTGACTTGAGATTACCATAGAGCATCTCGAAATCAGCATCACTAGGCATCTGGAACATATATTTCACCATATTCTTATAAGGAATTTGGTAAATATCCGCCTTATCTTCATGAGAACCAGGAAGGAACCCAATCTCTCTGGTAGCAACTAGAGAACGAACAAGGTAAATGCGTTCATAAGGTGTATGTTCATTCAATACATCTTGAAGAGCATTATAAAGTGTGATAAAGGTTTTACCAGTACCAGCACAACCATATGCTACTAAATGTTTACCTTCTTGATAGGAATTAAATAATCTTTTTTGATTATCCGTAAGGGGATCAATATCAATAAGGTAATCGGAACTTAGAGGTTTCTTCCTCTTCATCTGCTTTGCAGTGAGACCAACCCCGATAGGTTGCTCTGCAGACGATCTTTTTCTTCTTGCCATTAGATTTTGTTTACTTTAGAACCAGGCATTTTCGCTGCACGGTGCAGCACATCGTTCCATCCAGGATTCTTCTTCCTGAGTTTGTCCTTCCACTCACCCACTTCACCAGGTTGTGGGCAGGTAGAAGGATCAGACCAGTCTCGAATCCATTCTGGATTTTCCACTTTCCACTGGTCCCATTCGTTGACGCTCATCGTCACTTCTTTTTGTTCACCAGTTTCTTTGTGGACTACAGGATATGTTGCCAAAATTTTCACCTCCTAATGATATGAACTTATTTATTGTTTAAATGAGAAGATATTTTCATAATATGATTGGTAAAATCTTCCAAAGATAAATCCCACTTCATCACATTACAAATTTTACAGCAAGGGGTACAATTATCTTCTGTATAACCTTTAGTACTATCAATCCTATCAATTCCAGTATATAAAAAATCACCGCCAGTTTTTGATTGCGATTTTTTTACGGAAGATAATGAATCACCACAATAAGAACAAGATTTTACTACATTTTCTGTAAAAAAATTTACATCAATGTCAAAGTTTAATCCTCTTCTATTAGCAGAAGTTCTATATGTGGAGTATAGGTCGTTTTTTGCGGCTTCACCATAAGATAATTTCCAAGGCATATTTTTTGCCCCTTTTGATTTCCAAGTAGATACATCTCTTTGAGAACATCCACAAGAATATCTTCTTCTTATGTTAAAACTATACATTTCTTTAGTCCCACCACATATAGAACATTTTACTTTCCCTTTAACATGATGACCTGGACCTTTTGCTGGTATTACATCCAATACGGTAAAGTTGCCTATGACATCTCCAACACTAATAGATGATTTTCTTCCCATAGTAGTAATGTATCCAACTACTTATATTTATAATATGGATACATTACAGAACCCATTGATTTTCTACTCCCCCAAGTGCTTCTGTACAGATAGGAAATTGCTCGGCAAAGATTTTTTTACATTCTTTAGCAATATCCATATGCTCTTTTTGCGTTCCATTTTTTTCTCGGAGTGCAATATATGTGATCCAAGACCTGCAACTACCCGCCATATAAAGACGAGTAGGAGTCGCCAGAGGAAGCACAAAGCGAGCAGACTCTTTTGCTACTCCGTGAGCAAGAAGTTCCTTGTAGAGGCGCATACCCTCCGCAAAATGGTCTTGAATCTTACTTTGTAGCGTCAGTTTTTCATATTCGCCAATATCATCAATAGAGTTTTGACGATTCTTGGTATCCTGACGACGAAGATCGGGAACGGGAATATACTCTGAAATCAGTGAAGTATCAGCATAGCGTTGTGAGAACTCTTGATATGTGAAACTACGGTGACGCAAAATTTGAGCTGCGATACCACGATTGGTTTCAATCTCAAGAGTCATAAAACTCTGCTCAAACACAGACCAATGGTTGTGCTTGATGCAATAAGCAAGCAACTTGGAATAGTTTTCGTTGTCTTGATTTGCAGGATTACTGACTCTTGCTACATACGCCATTGTCTTTTCGGCGTCTGGAGTTACACTAACCAGTTTTACAGTCATTTACCAAATCCTTTTGATGTTTTCTTTTCTAAGTCTGCGAGTTGTTCTTTCAACTCACGAAGTTGCACTTTCATCTCACGAATCTTTTCATCGGTATAGAGATGGTCTTGCTTGATGAGACGCTCAAGCAACTTTACAAGTTTTTTAGATCTACTAGTCATTAATCTGCATATCCATCATCATCGTCAAAAATTTCATCGTAGTCTTGTAGACCTACTTTTACTTCCTCATAGTTGAGATAACTCTGAGTATCAGAGTATACTTCAGCTTTGAGAGAATCTACAAGTAATTCAAGATTACGGACGATGAGTTTAAGTTTTTCTTTGTCCATAAGATAGGGTTCTCTCAACTCATTTTACACAAAAAAAGGGAGGTCGTCAAGACCTCCCCATCTTATTACTCACTCAGCATATTTCTACATACCCGTTTACAAGTTTGTTGGTCATCATCACATTCTATTAGACAGTTAAAATAATCATTGACTAACTCCATTTCATCATTACAACGGTCAACTGTTTGCTCAAAGTGTCGCCATTCTGCAAGTTGATTGTAAGAGACAAGGTTGTGCATAATGTCCTCCACGCACAAGGATAATCATAACAAATAATTTTCGCTCATTTGTATGACCTCATTATTCTACCATATGTATATTAGATATGTTACTTAGGATACAAAAATTTATGCCTATTAGAGAAACTTATAGACATAAAAAAAGAGGGAGAGTCAATCTCCCTCAAACTTAAACATTTTTTCAAACCACTCATCTAGATGAATAGTATAACAGGACCAATAATTACAACCCCTGTATGTTAGTTGATAGCAAGCAGGAGGTCTATTGTCCTTATCCATATCATCATAATGATATTTGTAGTTGTCCATTATTTGTCCAACCACTGAACATACATTGATAAAAATACGGTTGTTAAAGCAATCGCAGCAGTAGTTGATACCATGAACTGTACCATTACCTTGCTCCTACTAATTGTGCTAGTTGGGCTTGATGACGACGCTCTTCTTTTTGTTTTTGCTCTTTAATGATTTGCAAGAAGTTTAGTTTCTTCATTTGTGCCCCTCCTTTACATACTTAACACCACGATAGGTTTCGTTGTATTGTTGGGGTTGTTGCATCATCTGTTGTTGATATGCGATACGCTTTTCGGTATCGTATTCAGCACCACGATAAACTACTTTCGACATTGGTTTTCTCCTAAAGAAATGAGATGGTTAGTCCCGTTCCTTCAGTCGGCTTTTGCGTCTATGAAACAACCTTTCTTTGTGACTTGTTCAATTTCTAATATGAGACCAATTTTTTCATGGTCAGTGACGAAGTTACTAGCATTAACTCTACTAATGAGAAGTTGTGCCTGTAAGCAAGATAAAAAGAGTTGCTCCATAGATGAACGATCCGTTCCGAGTCGGCTTACTTGCGTCCTATTCAGTTTTTAGCACCTTTGAACAACATCCTTTCGGAGTTCTAATAGCAATCGGTCTTCTCTTCTTTGGTCTACTACATCGTCGTTTTTAACGATGTCCATTAGTTCCCACGCTGCGTCACAACTTATAGTCACAGGATATGGATTCTGTATAAGTCGTGGCGTTGAAACAGAAAGAAGTGGAACCCATGCTAAAAGCAAAAGTGCTTTAGTCATAGGATGAACGTTAGGGGATTATTATACCCCTATTCATCCTATATAGGTCTTATATGTGTGAAAACAGTAACATAAGATACTAAATGGTATCTATATTATACTAAAAAGCGTGAAGATTTGTGAAAACCCTCACGCAAGAAAATTTTGCCGGAAAAATTATTAGCGATATTGGAAACTACTTTCGCTTTTTCTTTTCAGGCACATTATAACCCCATGACTTTGGATTGACTGTACCTTGAGTCCAATCCATTCGTCTTACATCACGATACTTATCCCAATAGTGGTCAAAGATATCAGAGCGAAGACCTTGAACTACATCAAACTTTTCTTCATCATTATCACCATAAGATACTAGATAAGAATCTCTTGGAAGACTCTTATCGTCAGCAAAAGAAGGATCACAATTTATGTGAATAATATTGATACCCTTTCCCATATCAAGAACGATTGCCCCACTGAATATCGGGGAATGCTTCAGCAACATCATCCTGAGTAAGATTGTATTTGTCGGTTAGTTTTTTATCTTTTACAAGACAAATAATCTCTGCTTCAAGTGGGTGTAAACCTTGGAGAAGATTGATAAACATACTTTCTCTACGAATGCTGTTCATACTATCATTACCACCTTTCACAAAGAAATAAAAGTTCTTCGCCTCTTTACGAATAGTAGTTCTAGCCTGCTGATCAGTCACTCCCATTGAGAATGAACCAGTCTCATACATTCTACGTGTCTCTTGACTGATTTTGGTAGAAAGTGTACCAGAGTTTACAGTTTGTTCATCATAAGAGGAATATGGAACTTCCCCTGGTGGAAGAACACTTACAACACTCTCATCAAAGTTCCAAATGAGGATGATCTTAAGAGACATATCCTCATATTTTTTCAGAACTTCGACTTTTTTTGCTTTGGTTTTTTGTTTCGATACTAGATCAAGAACCTCAAAAACCAGTGGATTATTAGGGAGTTCTAGTGAGGTAGAAACCTTAACAGTCCTTGGTTTTGTATTGGTAGTGTTACTCGTCGTCTTCTTCGTCGTTGATTTCGTAGTCATGATAGTTTTCAAAGTTAAATGCAATCACCTCATCTGGAATCAGGTTACCCTGGTTATCGAACATTTCGGGGTGAGGTCTTGGAATCTCCCGATAGTTCATCATATATTCTCTTGCTACCCAACCACCTATAAGTCCCACAATAAGAAACAATACGGTCATGAATGAACCAAAAACTAGACTAACTGCTAACATTTCTTTTGCCTCGGGAAACTACTATTCTTTTCCTTGACTTAAAGGAAAATTCAAAATAGATGGTAACTTCCCGATTCAGAAAGCAAACCATCTTTTCGAAGATGATATGGAATGGTTGCGTTTGCTTTCTCTTACCTCCATTAAGCAGTAAATCAACGCCACGGTTTACGTGACTCTTGTTTTTATTTATGTTATGACTTGATGACTTGTTGTTCTTTGAGGAATCTGATTGTGTCAACGGAACCTCCTAGCTTTTTATCATCACAAATAACCTGAGGGAAGGTAGAACCTTCACCAAATTCAGAATAGAATTCTTCTCTAGTAAAGTCCTCACTAAGAGTATACACGACAAACTGAGTGTTTGTCAACTCTAAGACTTTTTTTACTTTGTCGCAATATGGACAACCTTCTTTTGAGTAAACTGTAAAATTCATTTTTAGTCGAAAAAGAAAATGTGAAAGAGTCGTGAATCTTCTTTGGTTTGACCAAAGTATTTTGATGCTGCGTGAATATTTTGAGCGTCAAAGATGAATAGTCTATTGAAGACATTACCAATAGAGTCAACTAACTCAAACTTGGTTTCATCGTAAAAACCACCAGCAAATACATCATCCGTAAAGTTGGGGTCACCAGTTCTCCTAGCACCATTCTTACTAGCGTAAAGAGAAGTTCCTGTACAATAAGGAGCATCTGGGTTGAGATATATCATAGCAGCCCAGGTTTGACCATCGTGATGATAGACAAGGGCATCTTGTGAGGTACAGTATTGAAAACGACCACACATTCCATGAGACTCCCATTCACGGATTTTGATACCCATGATTTTTTCAAATGCTTCTTTTGTTCCAGGAACGAAGTATTGTTCTTTTGAACGACTTCCTTTGAAATAATTTAAATCTTCAGAAAACTCTTGCTGAAGAGCAAATTCTCTTACAGCATATGGGTTAGCATAAAAATTATCAACAACCCATATAGTTTTCTGCGACTGTCTATTTATTGATGAGACTGGAAGGTATTTCATATCAATTGCATAAGTTTTCACATACGATTTGATGAAGCGATTTTCCATAATCACCGGTATCTATATAATAGTTACTATTGACAAGGAAGTGATATGTGGGAAAAGGATTAACTCTGCTCGGATCAATCAATCTTTCCGTCTGCATCTTCATCATCTGATAATCACCTAAAGTTCTGTAGCACTCAGATAATCCCACAAGATGTTCATTTCTTGGTGGACACCATTCTTCTGCACGAATATAGCAGTCAATTGCTTTTTCAAAATTATTGCAAGTTCGATTCAAGTCTCCCATAGCACATAAAGTAAAATATGCCATCTCATCAATACCAGTTACATATCCAAGTTGATGATAATTAAATCGATAATTCAGATACTCTTCATAATAAAATAAAGCACGACGTGCCATCTCCTGATTATGCGTTTCACCTAAAGGATAAGTACCATAAGCAGCATCATTATAACTTTTAGCAATATACCAGAAGTGATAAACATCCTCTAGCATTGTGTTGTTGGAAATGTGTTGGTTCTCAAGTTCAACAGCATCAGTAAAGAACTTAGTTGGATTTACCCAAGTCCGACCATCGTTAATAATGATGTGTCTAAATCCTCTTGCCAGACTTATTCTTGGAAACTCTTCTCCCGTTGGAACACATCCAGGTTTCAGAATACACTCGTGCCTCTTGTCGTGCCTAAACCTCCAGGGAATTTTTGTATTCCATAGACGGCAACGATACCAAATACAATTATCAGACTGTGCCGTAACATCCCAGGCATCAATTGAAGTATCTTCTAAAACACTCCAATCAAAGTCATCATCAACGTGTAGTTGTTCATCAGCATCAATTCTGAATAACCAGTCACAACCGTGGTCAGTCTCTGTACATTTCTGAACCAAGTCATCACTATTCCAACCAGGATAGTGCCATTCTACATTGTAGGTAAATCCAGGAATACCTTTTTGTTGAAAAAAGTCTTCAACCATCTGTTGAGTGCGGTCGTTACCATTACACTGGATAATCCAATAGTCAATGTGCTTATAACAAGAATTAAGCATTCTCTCAACGACGTGCTCCTCATTTCCAAGCATTACATTGAGACATAGTTTAGTTTTCTTCATGGCGTTAAAATAGAATCAGATAGTCCAAGTTTCTTCAGTTTTTTAGCAGTCTTGATGATGGTTTCATCAATCGTCAGATATTCATAAGTAGCAGTTCTTCCAGTGAATACTGTGTTCTTTTCTGCCTGCATCAGAGGTTCATACAGTCTGAACTGACTGAGATACTCACCAAATATCATTGGATAATATGGATTGTTCACACCATCAACGTGAGGAACAGGATACTCTCTTGTGACAATTGTTGTTTCTACATCCTGTTTATACCAGTAGGAATGGTCAATTGCACGGTTCCATCCATTCTCTTTATTACATTCATTCAGTTGAATATAAAGAGTTTTAGGGCAATAGACGTGTTCAAAATTCAAAGAGCGATAAGTTAATTCGCCAAACTGATAATCAAAGTAATTATCAACCTTACCAGTATAAACCAACAGGTCACACTTGTCTTTCAGTTTTCTCCACTCATCTCTGGGTGTATCCAAATGAACGGGGATACCATCCAGAATGTTTTCAAACATCCGAACAAATCCATACTTAGGAAGACCCTGATACTTGTTATTCACAAAGTAAGTTTCTTCACCAGGATTTCTTACTGCTAGTCGTGCAAGAATACTCTGAGGAAGTTCCTCAAAGGGAGTATTCCACATCTTTTCAGAATAATCCCTGAAGACTAAATCAATAATTTCTTCATCAGAAAGTCGTCGTCCAATAATTCTATCAGACGTATCATTATAAGGAATGGGGATTTTACCCAGTTTAGTATTTGCCCAGACCTTGACTGAGAAATCATTAAACTCCGAAAACTGATGCAACCAGTTCCAGACTTTCTCACTATTAGTATGAATTGCGTGTGGACCATGTGCATGGACAATACAACGGGTCTTTTCATCAATATAGTCGTAGCAATTACCAGAAATATAAGATCTAGTTTCAAATACTTCTACATCCCACCCATTATCTTTTAAAATTCTAGCGGCAGTTGAACCTGCTGTTCCTGCGCCGATTACATATGCAAGTGCCATAAAAATTAAATTGCAAGAATTCCAGGGAAACGTTCTTCATCCTTAATTGCTGTCAACCAAGCAGTGACAACAGGAATATGTGGTGCCATTTCCCAAGTATTTAACCGATACGTTTGAAAGCGAATATCATAGTTTCTAATGAAGTTTGCTAGCTGTTTGTTGGTATAATACCAGAAACTATGTTCATTCCAGAAGCTAACGTGAGTTGGGTCTTGGAATGCACCCCTACCATCAGTAGAAGGAACCTCAATCATTGCCCAACCACCGTGTGCAAGGACCCGATGAATTTCTCTCATTGACTTAACAGGGTCTCTCAGGTGCTCTAGAACATGACTTGCATTCAAAACACCAACACTATTATCAGGAAGTGGGATGCCATCATTCAGGTCACAAGTAATATCAGCACCCTCCTGGTCAATGGTTACATAACCAGGACGAGGATAAAGTCCACCACCAATATCAACTTTCAGAAGTCCACGGTCTTCTGCATCTTTCTCTGCAAGTTGATATCCATACTCATAATAAAGGTCTACGGTCTTAGTTTGAATTTGAGCATTTCTTTCTAGGTAAGTATTGTCACCATAAACCCTATAGATGTAAAGAGGTTTTTGAATATGATACATCTTCGTATTCAGATAGGTTCTTATCATCAACTCGTGGTCATCACATATACTTAATTGAACATTATGCCCACCGATTGATTGATAAACACTCCTTCTCCAAGATCTAACATGGTCAGGAGAATACCAGATGAATGATAATGCCTGACTAGTTGGACGCCAAGAGTTCATCACATAACGGTCTTTACCACGAAAATTGTAGAAGTAGTAAGACCAACCATGCTGCTCATTATAAGGAACAAAGTTATCATCATACACAGCAACATCACTGTACACAAAACCAACACTCTCGTCTTGGTATGCCTTGTTAAGTTCTTCCAGACAGTCTGGTGTGATCATATCATCATGGTCAACTTCCACAAGGACATCACCAGAACCAAGATGGAATGCCTTGCTCTTGTGAAACCCAACGTTAGGATTATTTTCATTACACTCGTAGATCTTTACCCTCCCATCATTCTCAATTTCTGGAGAGAGTTTGCTACGGTTAAACTTACCATTCAACCACAAAATCCACTCCCAGTTCTCATAAGTCTGAGCACACAGACTTTCGTAGAGTTCTTGAAGGTAGGGAGTGTTCTTGTGGGATGGCGAAATAATGCTGAACTTATAATCCATTCAAGTAAAGGTGATATAGAAGTATTATACCTTATGTAGTTGGTTCAGTCAAACTATTTTTTGAAATTTTTGAAACTACTTTTTTTAACTGATCATTCACTAGATATGGTAGTTCAGTTCCCCTCATGTTCTGAATATAAATTTTTCTACCATCAATATATTTTTTACCATTATCTGGTTTGTAAAGACCACCCACTAAAGTTATAGGTAGTTTTTCTATCTCACAATTAACCGCATCTAAATCACAATAAAAATTATCAAGTATACTAATATCAGTCAAACCATAATTTATGGTTGTGACATTCAACTTCTCACTTAACTTAAAAACATCATTATCAAAAAATATCATATTAATCTGGTTTAGTTGGCCAATTCTCGTGATTTAAATCATTAACCATTGGTTTTGGATCACTAATAATAACTGGGAGATCTCGCAATATCTGACGATATGTTGCCCACTCATCTTTCTTTTCTTCTGTTAGTGGGGAATCTGGAGATTGAGTCCAATCACATCTAGATAAAAGACTATCTCTTATATTTCTAAATTCTTTCCAGTAATTTCTTGCTGCTTCCAATGCCAATTCTTCTAAAATTTTTTTCTCCTCATTCTCTTTATTTAATGCCTCAAGTTCAGTATCAATTCTTTCCTTTTCATTATTAAAATCCAAAACTGCCTGTTCAAAAATACCCAACTCCTCAATTCTTTTATTGGGAGATCCATCAATATACTCAATCTCACCCCAGGTATCATACCATTGAACAGCATGAATATTTGACGGAATCCAAGAAAAATCCTGTTCAATATTACGATAAAACTCATTATCAATTCCAATTGTTTTATCACTTGGAATAAGTGTAATTCTCATTCTTCTTTACCTTCTTCTAAGATATTTATAGGTTGATTGAGTGGTGTAATTTGTGCAGGAATAATTTGTTGCTTAAGTGCTTCTTTATAAAGTTCTTGGTTTTGATAGTTTGCTCGCACAACTTCATTCCTAAAACTCTCTACTGCTGCTCCAGTCTGATTTGATTTTTGTGCTATTTCAACTGCCATAAAAGGCATCCAAGTTACTGCACACCCCCACTCATCAACTGGTTCTCCTGTGTTTGGATTAGTACCTCTCATCTGAGTGTACCATGAACACTTAAGACCAATGCAGTCTTTCTTAATAAGTGGACAAAAGTTTCCTGGTTTAATTTTAGCCATATCTAAAAATTATATTATATCAGTATTAGTCTTTAGAAGCAATAATTAAGTCAACATATTGGACAGCAAAGTCCATTGCTGTACCTGTAAAAGATGCTGAACCAGACCAAGATGGATTAGTAAATCCGTGTCCGTGAGAGTTTCCACCACCAGTTGATGTGGTATTTGGGCTGAGACCAACAATTGTACCACCACCGGCAAATCCTTGAGAACCACCTCCACCATTATCAAGCAAAAATTGCCCAGATGTTGATGAGTGGTTGTGGGATGGCATCTCTGAAGTGGTTAGTGTAGTATTACTTACAGAACCGCCAGAGTTAGATCCAGAAACCGAAACAGAACCAGATGGTGTCCTAGAAGCAAATACACTTGTAAATGCGGTCGTACCACCAGAACTTGCAGATCCACTTACTACTCTAAGTGCTTTATTATTATGAGTTGTTTGTTTGGTCCAACCAGTAGGTGCTGCTGTCTGTTGGAATAACATCAAAGTGCCTGATGCAAAAGTTATAGCGCCAGAAGTACCTTGAGATCCAACAGCACCCTGTGCACCTACAGCACCTTGAGCACCTGTAGATCCTTGAGCACCTTGAGTACCTGTAGATCCTTGAGCACCTTGAGCACCTATAGTACCTTGAGATCCTGATGTACCTGCGGTTCCTTGAGCACCTTGAGCACCTGTGGAACCTTGAGCACCTTGAGCACCTGTGGAACCTTGAGCACCTTGAGCACCTGTAGATCCTTGTGCTCCTACTGAACCTTGAGCACCAGTAGCACCTTGAGCACCAGTAGCACCTTGAGCACCTGTGGAACCTTGAGCACCAACTGTGCCTTGTACACCTGTAGATCCTTGAGCACCTACATCACCTTGAGCACCTTGAGCACCTACATCACCTTGAGCACCTGTGGAACCTTGAGATCCTGATGCACCTGCGGTTCCTTGAGCACCAGTAGCACCTTGAGCACCTTGAGCACCTATAGTACCTTGAGATCCTGATGTACCTGCGGTTCCTTGAGCACCTTGAGCACCTTGAGCACCTTGAGCACCTTGAGCACCTTGAGCACCTGTAGATCCTTGTGCTCCTACTGAACCTTGAGCACCAACTGTGCCTTGTACACCTGTAGATCCTTGTGCTCCTACTGAACCTTGAGCACCTTGAGCACCTTCAGCACCTGTAGATCCTTGAGCACCTTGATCCCCTACAGCACCTTGAGCACCTTGAGCACCTGTAGATCCTTGAGCACCTTGAGCACCTGTAGATCCTTGAGCACCTTGAGTTCCAGGTGTTCCCTGCCTAACCCAAGATGTTCCATTCCATATCCATCTGGAGTTACTAGATGTAAAAATATCATTTACTGATGGACTATCTGGAAAGTTTAGAGCCATTATCTAACCACTATATTCCTTTCAAGTTATTTATCTTTTCTTTGAATTCTTAAAGGATTATAACCAATATCATACATAAAGTCAAATAAAAAAAGAGAGTATAAAACTCTCCTTTTTTAACCACCAACTCACCTCTCCCACCACAGAGAGGGTCTTCATTCCCAAAGATACAAGGAATCTTGAAGACCTTAAAGAGAACGTACACCCATCATCAAAGATTAGTTAACCAAATGTTTTCAGCAAGTTTTGCTTCGCCAGTTATAATTGCAGATTCTAGATCTGAAATATCTTCTCCAGAATCTACAATTTCTTGGTCAGTAACAACAAGTTTAAGGTGTCCAACATTACGATCAATATTAGATTTTAAGTCTTTGGAGGGCGTTTCTCCACCATCTAATTTTTCAATAGCATCTTCAATCACCCAAACACTATCTTTAGCTACAGTAATTGTTTGCAAAATTTGTTCTTGAGTTCTTGCCATTTTTTAAGCTCCTATAAAGTTTTTTGAATCTTCAAAGACCTGATTATTTGCATTTATATTCAATTCAATATCTTCATAATCAATTGATTCAAGATCTCTCCAAAATTCAAGTCCTTTACATCTTGATAAGATTTCATCGGAAAGAATTTCTTTTGGAGATAAAGAAGTTTTTTTCAACTCCTTTCTAACATAATGCATATCACTTAAACCATAAGTAGAGGCATCATTTTCCTCATTAATGTTAATAAGATTATCAAATTCGTGTTCATAATATTCTTCATCAAGAAACTCATAAATTTTCTTCATTGTTTTTTCTGGAAAACTAACAAGATCATCATATTCAACAAAATGCAAATATTTTTCCTGCCCTTTCGTTAGTACATCACGAATTCCCAAATAACTTTGTCCAAGAATTCCAGATTCACTTACAAGAAATTCACAACGATTATCATCCGTTAATAAAATATTAGATTTAACTAACATATCATCAATAAAGTTTATTTTTCCATTTACTTCATATGGATTACGACGATGCATCGAAATAAAAGATGCTAAAATTTCATCAATGTTTCTAACAGGACAAATAATTTTTGGTGTAATTCCCAAGTAACCTTCAATGTAATGAATTCGATTTACCCAAGATCTATTCTTGTCAAAAATTACTGGTTTTTTTACATCAAAATAATATTGATGAATAATATTGGAAATAATCATTGATGCTTGTTCTGGTTTTGGATATGCCAAAAACAACTCGTCCTGAGACAATTGTTGTTCTAACATAATCATCAACCCAGTCACAGGAGAACTAGGACCAGAATAAAACCTTGGATTTTGATTTAAAATGCTAGATAAAATTGTACTTCCAGAGCGAGGAAGTCCCGCCATAAAATAATAAGTTTTTTGCACTGGTTCTACCATAGACTTAATTTACTGAGCATCAACGGATTTAACAATTTCATTAAAATCAAACAGTTCGGTTCCCTCTTCATAAGGATACTCAACTTCATTACCATCAAAGTCAAAATCAAAAAGATAACTCCCCGGTAATTTAAAATCATATGGAACTGTTGTGGAGATATTATCATGCAGATCATATCCAAATACTTTTGGACTAGTCCCATTCCAAAGAACTGTTGATTTTTTATTTAGTGCGGCAGCAGCATGTTGAACACAAGAATCAATTAAGATTCTTTTTTTAGCATGAAGAACAATACTAAAGTATTCCATCAAAGATAAAGATTTTTCTGGTGTTGCAAAAATGTGCTCGACACCTTCTAGTTTTGGCGAATTAACTTTTGTAAGTTGAATAATATGATATTCAGATTTATAATAATCTACAAGTTTTTCTGCAAGATCAAATGGCATATCTCTTGTCCAAGAATATGGTTTCGAATCAGTGGTCATAACTCCACCGTTAGTATGAATAATCATAACTGGTTTTTTTCGTTTCCAAACTTCTCTGGATATATTTTGTTGAAGTTTATTAAATCTTATTTCTGGTCTTTCTCTAGAATATTTAATACCATACATATCACACCAATTCTCAATTAAACGTTTACGTTTATGAATATGATTAGTTGTATAATATGGTTCATTATGAAATAGAATAGAATCTTTATCTTGAATATATTCTTGATAAAAATACTGCGTTGTTCCTATGGTATAAACTCTATGAACATAAGGAAGATTTATAAAAATATCTGCATATGCACAGACTATAACTAATTTACGATCTGGGTGATTTGCTTTAATTGCTTTTGCTACTGCGGTGGCCGCAATATGTTTTCCAATACCACCCTGCACATGAAAAATACTATATTTTGATTTCATAAATGAATGATTAACTTGAATGGGTCTACTTATAAAATATTATTATCAATTTATGGTGCATTATATTATATCATCTCTTTTTAAAACTGTCAATCCATTATTGTTTGTTTTATACTTATAAAATTTCCAGTGTGGATTCTTCATTACAAACTCAATAACCGCAGATAACAATCCTTTATCATCTTTTCCATCTTCTCCTTTAAGACCAAATGTATATGTGTCATGAAATACAATATATTTTTGTGCCTTGTTTCCGTGAAGATTTAATTCCCGTTTAAGTTGATCATATATGTGAAAAGTATCAATAAACAATAAATCAGTCTCTTCAATTTCTATATCGAGAACATCTGCTTGAATATATTCCGCAGATTTTCCTTGTCGTTTAGCAAGATCAAAAAGTTTTTGAACATTTGAATCTAATATGATATCAAAGGAAAAAAGTTTAGCATTAGTGTTTAAAAATGCTCTAGTACTAACTCCTGTTCTAACTCCCATTTCCACTACGGTCTTACATTCTTTTGCTAATTCATAAAGTTCATGAACATTTTCGTTGATATCACTTGGTATTTTCCTTGCTCTTTGATACTCTAAATCAAATACACCTGATTTTATATTTTTATCTTTACGTTGATGTTCATAAAGTTTTATCATATTGTGTGGGATTTCCCAATTTTTTCCATTGATAAAATGATCATATGATATCAAGTTTTTTGAATCTAATTCAATTCTTTTTGAAATATCACTGTCGGGGTCTTCAAACTTTGTAAGTGTTTCCGAAATAGTTCCTTTAATTTTATTTGAATTAATCGCGTAAATGTTTTTTGCATATTGTACAAAAAAATCATCACCATACCAAACTTGATATAGAGATGGTATAACTTTATATGATTCTCTTAACATAAACATACAGATTCCGAATGCCCACGACTGACCTCCAATAGGTTTTGTGGGATCATAATTTAATTTTACAATCTCTTCTTTTGTATCAATATAATCATCAATTTTATAATTATTTTGCCTTCCCTGTAAATTTACACCAATCAAATCTCCATTTGAAAGATTAAAATCAATAATCATATCAAATATTTCTGATGACACTTTAATATCATCATTTAATATTCCAATAATTTTAGATTTTGATCGAAAATATCCCTCATTCCAAGCAGGATTTACAAAAATATTTTTACCATATGAAATAATTTCAATTTTTGAGTGATTTAAAATCTCATAAGATGGTCTTTTTAATTTATTATTGTCAACGATAATAATTTTGTTAATTGAGTTATGACTTACATAAGTTTGCAAAGATTCTTCAAATTTATTTGCAAACCACATTGTTGGAATAATGAGATCGATCATAAATTATAACTCTTTTCAAAATTTCCTTTATATATTTTATTTCCAATATGTGATACTGTGTGTTTTGGATTTAACCAAATATCATATCCCAATTCCTTTATTTTTCTAGTTAATGCGACATCCTCTCCGATAAAACTTCCATTTTCAAAGGTATATTCACAAATATTTTTTAAAGGACTGTTACGAAATAGTAATTCTGTGTTTGTATTCCACAAATCAATAATAACCTTACGAGTCAATTTAAGAAATCCTGTCCCACATTTTTCAATTTTAATATATCCATCGGTATCTTTTTGAATGTCATTATTTAACCATACATTATATTTAATTTTTTTATCTTCCTTATTCACAACAGGTATTGTTATAACATCCTTTTCAGATTGAATAATTTCAATTAATGCTTTTTCATCCCAATATTCATCATCATCAATAAACACCATTACATCATAATTATCAGTATAAGATAATTTAAATAACTCATTTCTAGCCATTGGAAGAATACTTTCATTAGCTAAAAAAACACATCTAATATCTAAGTCATTTTTGATTCCTAATTTAATAGATTCACATAAACTGTGAACAAAATAAGCATCAACTTTTTGATCAAGGCATGGTGTAGCAATTAAAACTTTTTTCATATATTCTCACGTATCATACAGTATGTATGAGACTATTATATCACGAATTTTCCAATATATCCAATCTTGATTTTAATACATCAACTTCCTCTGATAATTCCTTCACTGCATTTACAAGAACTGGAATCATATGATCTGATGTCAGTTTGAGATGCTCTGGATCATTTGAGTCTACAATAACAGGATTTTCTCCTTCTGCTTCAAGGACATTCTGGGCACTGAATCCATACCTACGCTTTCCTTCTATGTCCTTTAATTCATCAGTATCACGGTCCTTAAAGGCATATTCAATTGGAGTAATATTATGAAGGAAACCTCTACCATGAGGAACAGGTCCAAAAATGCACTTGTCACGGCAATCAGAAACTGCTGTCCAAGCAACCTGGATAAGAGCACATGCATGACTGTTGTTACCCATAATGATGTAATTGGATTCTGTTGTAACATTACAAAGTCCTGTAGAACCCGTTCCAGCATTTTGTCCGAAGAAAAGATTATTAGTTCCAGTGGTGTTGCAGTAACCAGCATTACGTCCAATAAAGGTGTTGTTGCATCCACTGGTGTTGCAGATACCAGTATAAGCTCCAATGAAGATGTTAAAGGTTCCACTGGTGTTGCGGAATCCAGCACATTGTCCAATGAAGTTGTTAAAGGCTCCAGTGGTGTTGCATTGACCGGCACTAAATCCAATAAAGTTGTTATTGGATCCAGTGGTGTTGCTGAAACCAGCACATCGTCCAGCAAAGAAGTTAAAGGATCCACCGGTGTTGCAGTAACCAGCACTAAATCCAATAAAGTTGTTATTGGATCCAGTGGTGTTGCCGAAACCAGCATAAGCTCCAATGAAGGTGTTATTGGATCCAGTGGTGTTGTTGGATCCAGCAAGTCGTCCAATGAAGTTGTTGCAGGTTCCAATGGTGTTGGATTGACCAGCATTAGATCCAAAGAAGTTGTTGTTGGCTCCACTGGTGTTGCATCGACCAGCAAATCGTCCAAAGAAGTTGTTGTAGGATCCACTGGTGTTGCTGAAACCAGCACATTGTCCAGCAAAGAAGTTATGAGTTCCACTGGTGTTGCATCGACCAGCATTAGATCCAAAGAAGTTGTTGTTGGCTCCACCGATGTTGGATTGACCAGTATAAGCTCCAATGAAGTTGTTATTGGATCCAGTGGTGTTGCTGAAACCAGCACATCGTCCAATGAAGTTGTTGCAGGTTCCAGTGGTGTTGCTATAACCAGCACTAAATCCAATGAAGTTGTTGTTAGTTCCAGTGCTGTTGTATCGACCAGCATAATTTCCAATGAAGTTGTTGTAGTTTCCAATGGTGTTGCGGAATCCAGCAAATCGTCCAAAGAAGTTGTTGTTAGTTCCAGTGCTGTTGCATCGACCAGCACATTGTCCAATGAAGTTGTTGAAGGATCCAGTGGTGTTACAGGCACCAGCACCTTGTCCAATAAAGTTGTTATTGGATCCAGTGGTGTTACAGGCACCAGCACATTGTCCAGCAAAGAAGTTAAAGGATCCAGTGGTGTTACAGGCACCAGCACCTTGTCCAATAAAGTTGTTATTGGATCCAGTGGTGTTACAGGCACCAGCACATTGTCCAGCAAAGAAGTTAAAGGATCCACTGGTGTTGGATTGACCAGCACAATAACCAGCAAAGAAATTATTGAGTCCAGTGCCACCAGTTCCTGCTTCTGAACTGTAAATGGTCCCACAAGAACCACTTAAAATGAATTCTCCACCGCCACCGACACCCCCTCCTGCAGGTCCTTGAGCACCTTGAGCACCAGTAGCACCAGCGGTTCCTTGAGCACCTTGAGCACCAGATCCAGTGGCACCTTGAGCACCTGTAGATCCTTGAGCACCTGTAGATCCTTGAGCACCTTGAGTACCTGTAGATCCTTGAGCACCTGTAGATCCTTGAGCACCTTGAGCACCTTGAGCACCTTGAGCACCAGATCCACTGCCACCCTCTCCTGCAGGTCCTTGAGCACCTTGAGCACCAGTAGCACCTGTAGATCCTTGAGCACCAGTAGCACCTGTAGATCCTTGAGCACCAGATCCAGTGGCACCTTGAGCACCTGTAGATCCTTGAGCACCAGTAGCACCTGTAGATCCTTGAGCACCAGATCCAGTGGCACCTTGAGCACCTGTAGATCCTTGAGCACCAGTAGCACCTGTAGATCCTTGAGCACCAGATCCAGTGGCACCTTGAGCACCTGTAGATCCTTGAGCACCTGTAGATCCTTGAGCACCTTGAGCACCTGTAGATCCTTGTGCTCCTACTAAACCTTGAGCACCAGTAGCACCTTGAGCACCTTGAGCACCAGATCCACTGCCACCCTCTCCTGCAGGTCCTTGAGCACCTTGAGCACCTTCAGCACCAGCGGTTCCTTGAGCACCTTGAGCACCAGATCCAGTGGCACCTTGAGCACCTGTAGATCCTTGAGCACCTTGAGTACCTGTAGATCCTTGAGCACCTATAGATCCTTGAGCACCTGTAGATCCCTGAGCACCTTGAGCACCAGATCCAGTGGCACCTTGAGCACCTGTAGATCCTTGAGCACCTTGAGCACCTTCAGCACCAGCGGTTCCTTGAGCACCTTGAGCACCAGATCCAGTGGCACCTTGAGCACCTATAGATCCTTGAGCACCTGTAGATCCCTGAGCACCTTGAGCACCAGATCCAGTGGCACCTTGAGCACCTTGAGCACCTTCAGCACCAGCGGTTCCTTGAGCACCTTGAGCACCTGTAGATCCTTGAGCACCTACATCACCTTTATCACCAGTCCTAGCAAAGGTGATGATAACGTCTTCACTATCACTGAATGAAGAAGCACTACCAGATACATATCCACAACTGACTGTGAAGTATCCAGTGTTCTCAGTCACACTAGAGATAGTGAACAGAGCAAAGTCGTCAGCATTCAGTCTATTAGAAATTCTAAAGTGACCCTTAATAGTAGAAGTAGAGTCATCAATAGTTCTTAAGAATGACTGAATATCTGTAGAGTTATCGTCAACATCATCAATGTATAGAACCGTAGCAGATGAAACTGTAGCGTTATTGAGCTTTAGTATTCCAGTTCCTGGGTCACTAGCAGTAATGTTTGTAGAGAAAGTATAGTCAAATGTAGCGCCACCGAAGTTACCATCAGCTCCTTGTGCTCCAACAGCACCCTGTGCACCTTGAGCACCAGCAGTTCCTTGAGCACCAGCGGTTCCTTGAGCACCTTCAGCACCAGTAGCACCTGTGGAACCTTGAGCACCTTCAGCACCAGTAGCACCTGTGGAACCTTGAGCACCAGCAGTTCCTTGAGCACCAGCGGTTCCTTGAGCACCTTCAGCACCAGTAGCACCTGTGGAACCTTGAGCACCAGCAGTTCCTTGAGCACCAGCGGTTCCTTGAGCACCTTCAGCACCTGTAGATCCTTGAGCACCTTCAGCACCTGTAGATCCTTGAGCACCAGCAGTTCCTTGAGCACCAGCGGTTCCTTGAGCACCTTCAGCACCCTGAGCACCTTCAGCACCTTGAGCACCTGTGGAACCTTGAGCACCAGCGGTTCCTTGAGCACCTTCAGCACCCTGAGCACCTTCAGCACCTTCAGCACCTTGAGCACCAGTAGAACCTTGAGCACCAGTGACACCAGTAGAACCTTGAGCACCGGTGGCACCTATTGAACCTTGTGCTCCATCAGCACCTTGAGCACCTGTGGCACCTGTGGAACCTTGAGCACCAGTGGCACCTGTGGAACCTTGAGCACCGGTGACACCAGTAGAACCTTGAGATCCATCAGCACCTTGAGCACCAGCAGTTCCTTGTGCTCCAGTGGAACCTGTAGATCCTTGTGCTCCAGTGGAACCTGTAGATCCTTGTGCTCCAGTGGAACCGGTAGAACCTTGTGCACCTGTATCTCCTTTATCACCAGTTCTAGCAAATGTGATAATTACATCAAGGTTATTGGTAAATGATGTCGTAATACCAGAAACATAAGAAATAGGAACTGCAAAGTAATTTGTATATTCAGTATGAAGACCTACAATTGAAAATAATCCAAAATATGCAGTATTTCCTTTTTGTGCAATTGTGAAATGTCCCTTAATATTAGAAGTTGAATCATCAATTGTTTGTAAATAACTTGTAATATCTACATTATTATCATCATCATTATGAATATAAAGATAACTTGCTGTTGTTATTCCAACTTGATTTAATCTTAATTTACCTTGTGTTGGATCGCTATCTACTGTTGAACTATCAAATGTGTAATCAAAAGCAGCACCACCAAAGTTTCCATCAGCACCTTGAGCACCTGTAGAACCTGTAGATCCTTGTGCTCCTGCCGTACCTTGTGCACCAGCAGTTCCTTGAGATCCTTGTGCTCCTGCTGTACCTTGAGCACCTGTAGAGCCTGTAGATCCTTGTGCTCCATCAGCACCTTGAGCACCTGTGGAACCTGTGGAACCTTGAGCACCTATAGAACCAGTAGAACCTTGGGCACCAGCATTACCTTGTGCTCCAGTGACACCTGTGGAACCTTGTGCTCCAGTGGCACCTGTGGAACCTTGTGCTCCATCAGCACCTTGAGCACCTGTGGAACCTGTGGAACCTTGAGCACCTATAGAACCTTGTGCACCGGTAGCACCTGTGGAACCTTGGGCACCAGCATTACCTTGTGCTCCAGTGACACCTGTGGAACCTTGAGCACCAGTAGAACCTTGAGCACCAGTGACACCAGTAGAACCTTGAGCACCGGTGGCACCTATTGAACCTTGTGCTCCATCAGCACCTTGAGCACCAGATCCAGTGGCGCCTTGAGCACCTTGAGCACCTTCAGCACCAGCGGTTCCTTGAGGACCTTGAGCACCAGCGGTTCCTTGAGCACCAGCGGTTCCTTGAGCACCAGCGGTTCCTTGAGCACCTTGATCCCCTACAGCACCTTGAGCACCAGCGGTTCCTTGAGCACCTTCAGCACCAGCGGTTCCTTGAGCACCTTGAGCACCTTCAGCACCAGCGGTTCCTTGAGCACCTTGAGCACCTTCAGCACCAGCGGTTCCTTGAGGACCTTGAGCACCAGTAGCACCTGTGGAACCTTGAGCACCAGCGGTTCCTTGTGCTCCAGTATCACCCTTATCACCAGTTCTAGCAAAAGTAATAATAACGTCTTCACCATTGGAGAATGATGTAGCACTTCCTGAAACGTATGAAGAACTTACATCAAAATATCCAGTGTTCTCTGTTACTGAAGAAATAGTAAACAGAGCAAAGTCTGAGGCATCAAGTCGGTTTGAAATTCTAAAGTGACCCTTAATAGTAGAGGTAGAGTCATCAATAGTTCTCAAGAACGACTGAATATCAGTTCCATTGTCGTCAGTATAATCAATATAAAGGTTTAGTGCTCCAGAGAAAGGAGACTCACTAAACTTCAGAGTTCCTGTTCCTGGGTCGCTATCGGTAGTATTTGTAGAAAATGTATAGTCGAAGGTAGCACCACCAAAGTTTCCATCAGCACCCTGAACTCCTTGAGCACCAGTAGCACCTGTGGAACCTTGAGCACCTTCAGCACCTTGAGCACCAGCGGTTCCTTGAGCACCTTGAGCACCTTCAGCACCTTGAGCACCAGCGGTTCCTTGAGCACCTTGAGCACCTGTAGATCCTTGAGCACCTTGATCCCCTACAGCACCTTGAGCACCTTCAGCACCTGTAGATCCTTGAGCACCTTGAGCACCTGTAGATCCTTGAGCACCTTGAGCACCTGTAGATCCTTGAGCACCTTGAGCACCTGTAGATCCTTGAGCACCTTGAGCACCTTCAGCACCTGTAGTTCCTTGAGCACCAGCGGTTCCTTGAGCACCTTGAGCACCTTGATCCCCTACAGCACCTTGAGCACCTTCAGCACCTGTAGATCCTTGAGCACCAGCGGTTCCTTGAGCACCAGCGGTTCCTTGAGCACCAGCGGTTCCTTGAGCACCAGCGGTTCCTTGAGCACCTTCAGCACCTGTAGATCCTTGAGCACCTTGAGCACCTGTAGATCCTTGAGCACCTTGAGCACCTTGATCCCCTACAGCACCTTGAGCACCTTCAGCACCTGTAGTTCCTTGAGCACCTTCAGCACCTTGTAAAGCCGCAGTTTCAATTGATTCCCATTTAATTCCAGACCCCGTTGAAATTAAAACAGAAGAAGCTGCACCAACATTACCAAAATAATCTTTTAAAGTTGAATTAAATTTAACACTATCAACAAATGTAGAGACACCTGTTATATTAATCCCGCCATTAGATACACTAATCCCACTATCCGAAGTAATAATACCGGATGAATTAATATTTCTAACAGAAATTAAATCTCTTTCAGTAAATTGGACTGCTCCAGCAGCAAGTCTAACACCATTAGGAACTTGCGTAGAACCAATACCAACGGCATAGTTTGATAACCAAGCATCAGTTCCAAGTCCAGAAAATTCACCCGCCTTGAACCACATAATCTTTTTATATGTGGTAGGCGTAGTTTCAATACCAGCAATAAAAAGATTAACTAGTGGAGAACCTTCAGTTGATGCAACAGCAATACCACCATGATTTGCAGTATTATCATTAGAAGCATCATTACCAAATGCATCAGTTCTAAAACCAAGAACAATATCTGGATCATAAATTTTTAATTCACTTGTAAGTAATGTCGCTGTTGTTCCACCAATAGTAATGTTTCCGTTAACATTTAAATTACGATTGACTTGAAGATCTCTTGTAACTTCTATATCCTGTGGTACTGTGAATTGATTTGGAATACTTAATGTTGGTGTCGAACCTTCACCAGTGCCACCAGTTATGGTAATTTGATTTGCAGTTCCTGTAATATCTCTTACATAATCTCCAGTCGTATCGGTTCCCAATCCAACTGAATTTGGTTGAATAGTTGCCGCTAATGAAACATTTCCAGTTCCATCAAAACTGATCGCTGATGCAACAACGTCTCCTGTAATTTCAAATGTTCTTGAGTTCTGAAGTGCTGTTGCAATACCCGCAGTAGTTGCATAAGTTGCTATACCTGCTGATGTGGAATATGTAGAAATACCCGATACATCAGCATAATCTGCAGTTGCAGCATTGCCACTTATATCAATATCATAAGATCCAGATAATCTAGAGGCATTAATAGTTCCAGTAGTAATATTTGCAGCATCAGAAAGATTTGTTGCTGTTGTTGCAGTTCCAGTTAAATTACCTACAAAACCACCTGCTGAAGTGGTTACTCCTGAAACATTAACTTGCTGAAATTCAGCATTTCTATTTGTTCCTATTCCTAGCGATACAACACTACTACTAGATGTCCATTCTACAGAAGATCCTGTAGAAACTAAAACGGATCCAGCTACTCCAACCTGATTATTATAATCGTAAACCTTACCACGAAGTCTTTCTGGTTTCTTACCGAAATATGCCATCTATCTTACCCCTAAGTTTGTTCTAGAATACTCAACATTACATCAATACTGGAAGATATATTGGAAAATACCTGCAATTTATCACCGGTCTCTAAAATGATTTTATTGCCACCATTAAACTCATAAAGAGATCCATCTGAAAGTTCTAAACTTTTAGCAAGATAAACTGTATCAGAAGCACCTGCCTTGTCTACAAGAACATTAGCATTTATAGGATATTCTACTGTGTTTACCAAACACAGTCCCACAATTACGGATGTAGTCGCGCCGGGAACAGTGTAAATATCACTTGCAGCAGTTCCTACATTTGCTTTAGTATAACTTTTAAATAAATTTGCCATTTTTATTATCCTAGTGCGATTGCAAGTGCAAGTGCATCATTACTTGCTGTGGTAAGAACACTAATTCCATCAATTTTAAGATCTGTCGAACTATTTATATCTCCACCAACATCTAATTTATATGTAGGTACAGTGGAATTTATTCCAACTTCACCACCAATAGATGTGGTAATAACTGTCCCAGCTGCTCCAACATTTAAAGTCCCTTCAATAGTACCAATACCACTATAGGAAACATTAGTACCAGATAAGTAATCAATAGTACCAGTTGTTACATCTAAAGTGCTTATGGTTACAATACCAGAAACACTTAACTGGTTGAGAGTACCAACAGATGTAAGTGAAGAATTAACTATACCAGAACCAAGTGTATTTGATGAAAGAACATCTGTTCCATTGATTTTAATAGTGCTAGTATTAATTCCTATTCCACTGACTCCACCAATTTTAAGATCCGAAGTGTTTTTATCGAATGTGAAGTTAGAAGATGCTCCAAGAGTTAAATTATCATTGAAAATAACTTCAGTATTAGATCCAGCAGATGCAGTACCGTACCGATAATCAAGATAATTCCATGATGTGGTTCCTAAACCAACTTTAATTCTTCCAGTATCTAATTCTAAACCCAACTCACCTTCAGCAAGCACTGGATTGGCATTTGTCCAGTCTGCAGAACTTCCTCTTCTAATTTGAATTCTAGTTGCCATTTTTTTTAAATGCCTCCTCCATTAACATTTTCTATTCCACCATAATTTGATGATGGCGATCCACCATCAAGATTTCCTTGCAAATCTATAACAACTTCTGTTATATTACCTACAATAAACGCAGAAACACCAGTTCCAACAAAATTAAGAGTCGTACTTGCAGATCCAACTTGTATTCCTTCATCTTGAATTGCAATACCAGACCCAACAGCAACAATCCCAGTTAGTCCAGATCCATCACCGACAAATGCACTAGCTGTTACTACTCCACTTACATTTACATCACCAGAAACAGTCAGTTTTGATGTTGGAATTTCAGTTCCTATACCAACATTAGAAAGAGTATGTATTCCTAATACGGTAGATGACCAATAGGATTCACTACTTCCACCAGAACCAGCAGAAGGTGTAGTCCAACTAACTCCAATTCCAGTTGAAGTAAGGATTGATCCGGCAGCACCTACAACATTATTACTATCATATAATGCACCACGAATTCTTATTCCCCCATCAATGTCCAATCTTTGTGTTGGATTTGTTAATCCAAGACCGACATTACCTGAGGTAAAATAAGTATTATATGCAGTGCTGCCAATCCCAACACTCCAAGGATTAACTGCTATTACGGTGACACCTAATCCTGTTGATGTCTGATCCTGCTCAAGATAAAGTTTACCGTCATATGTGTTAATAGCTAACTCACCAAGAGATAGCTGACTTTCAGTAGGAACTTTACCAGGCGTAGCACTACGCCTAATTATAATCTTAGGATCTGCCATTACTAGATTCGGTATTTACCTTAATAGCAGTATATACTGCTCCTTATATTTATTAAGAAAAATTATTTCTTCTCGGACGATATTTAAATAGGTTTACTGGTGGATCTGGTTTCATCCACTCTTCTATTTTATTGATCCTTTCTTCACTATAAAATTCTTGCTGAACATACCACAGTTTCCAATGCTCGTACCCCTTATCTTGATTACAGGAGTGACAGCAGCAAACTACATTCTTTGTGAAGTCCATTCCACCTTTGGACTGTGGAACAATGTGGTCTATTGTGAGATTTTCTCCTGATCCACAATAAGCACATTGATGATTCCATTGCTCTTTTATATGTTTCTTCCACATTCGTTTTGCCTCTCCAGAACTTGTTGTGTATAGATTAAACAAGTATTCTTTTGGAGAGTGTAGAGGTCCCATAAATTACTGCGACTTATCTATATTTATTCTCTTACATGCTCCTCGTGCCCATGCCCGTGCCATACTATCTACATGAGAGCAAAGTTTACCAGACTCACCACAATAAGGACACTTGGAATCCTTTGGGTCATTAGGGTACGAAAACTTTGGCATCGCTCTGGTTTAATTGTTTTTGATTTTCAACACCAAACGCATCATCAAATTCTTCATATATTTCCTTCCAAGAACCACCAACACCACCATCCATATTGACGACAATCTCATTGGTTGGAAGTGCCTTTGGAGTTTCAATATCTATTACCTGGTCCATCAGCACCTTGTTTTTTACAATCTCACGATTTGGTCCGTCCAGACTCATCATCATTCTTGCATCTTCAAAACTACCACAGTCACAAATTTTTTTATGAGTTCTTCTTTCTCTTACTGTAAAGTGCTCGTCATTATACTTTTTCATTATTAGGTTGCGAAGGAACTACTGGACTTCTACTTTTATTTTTAATTACAATGAAGGCATCATTCTGATAGGAAATTGTTCCGTATGGTTTTGACCACTTTGGATTTGCACTTTCGGTTTGCTTAATACCACTGAAAGCAACTCCACCGATTTCAACAGCAATATCATCATCAGCAGTCCATTTCAATTTTTGAAGAGCACTATTAAGATGTTCTACCCAATCAGCACTTCTCATTACATTTTCCTCAGGTTCAAGGTTTCCGATCATCTGGTTTTTCTAGTCTCTCTTCATTATACTTCTTTTTTGGCGGTCTGTAAAGATTTGGCCAAGTATCCCGTATTATCTCTGCGAGTTTGTATGGTGTTTCCGTTGTTATCATTCCAGTGTCTTATTGCGTTTGCTACGATTGCGATATTTGTAATCAGGTATGTGATAAAAATAAGGGTGCGTATAATAGCAATAGTATCAGACTCTCTATCGTTTTTACCTGACTTCTCGCCAAGTGCTTTTGCCCACAAACGCCAGAGTGTTTTTTGTTTCTTCATAGAGTTAAAAAAAGACCCCTTTGAGGGGGGGTCTTGTATTATACGACATATTTAGAGAGCATTCCCTCTTGGGAGAACCTCATCTGGAAATACAAAATTTTCATGAATCTGATCCACAGGAGCCATCCAAGCACGCAAGCCCTCGTTTAATAATATATTCTTCGTGTAGAAAGTTTCAAACTCTGGATCTTCTGCCGCTCTAACTTCCTGAGATACAAAATCATAAGCTCTTAGGTTAAGAGCAAGACCAATGATGCCGATAGAAGAAGTCCAAAGGCCCATAACGGGTACAAAAAGCATAAAGAAATGCAGCCAACGTTTATTAGAAAAAGCAATACCAAAGATCTGGGACCAAAATCTGTTGGCAGTAACCATTGAATAAGTTTCTTCTTCTTGGGTAGGCTCAAACGCTTTGAAAGTATTTGATTGATCACTGTCTTCATAAAGTGTGTTCTCAACTGTTGCACCGTGAATAGCACAGAGTAGTGCTCCTCCTAGTATACCAGCAACTCCCATCATATGGAAGGGGTTTAGCGTCCAATTGTGGAAACCCTGAAGGAACAGAAGGAACCTGAAGATAGCAGCAACACCAAAGGAAGGTGCGAAGAACCAACTGGATTGACCCAGAGGATACATCAGGAATACGCTGACGAACACAGCAATAGGACCTGAGAATGCGATTGCGTTATAAGGTCTGATACCAACCAGGCGAGCAATCTCAAACTGGCGAAGCATGAAACCTATAAGGGCAAAGGCTCCGTGGAGCGCCACAAAAGTCCAGAGTCCCCCAAGTTGGAACCAACGGACGATATCTCCCTGAGACTCTGGACCCCAAAGTAAAAGAAGAGAATGACCCATAGAATCTGCAGGCGACGACACAGCAGCTGTAAGGAAATTAGCGCCCTCAAGGTAACTAGACGCCAACCCGTGGGTGTACCAGCTTGTAACAAACGTCGTGCCAGTAAGCCAGCCACCAAGGGCAAGATAAGCAGTGGGAAAAAGTAGTAGTCCAGACCAACCCACAAATATGAAGCGATCGCGTTTAAGCCAGTCATCAAGGACATCGAACCAACCTCTCTGTGAAATGGGCGGTGAAAGAGTTGAAGAAGTCATAACCTCCTGTATCGTTTCTCATATTTATCTTAACATTCCTTAACAAAGAAGTCAATGGGTGTTTGTGCTCATCCCCAATAAATGACGCTAAGAGTGAACGCAACGAAAATAATAACTGTGAATATCATCATACCTACACCTGCCCAGATGACCCAGTTAGGCATAGGTTCGTTTTCGGTATTATGAGACATTAGTTTTATTACAAACAACTATTAGCATATTCTATGATTTCTTGTATTGGAAGTTCTTTTACAAAATGCTCTGACCCTCCTATTATACCATCAATCTTTTTTTGATACTGCTTATAAGTATCCAAGATATATCTTTCACACTCAAATACTTTTTTGTGGGACGCTTTCCATTCGCCAAGTTCTTTTACAGTTTCAGTAAAGCGATATTTTATTCCGTGAAAAGACCTACCTATTTTATAAGTTCCGTATATGGTTTCAATAAAATATAAGTAATCTTCTCTATCAGACCATTCCTCCTTAAAACCGAAAAATCCATAACTTTTTGATATACCAACCGTTCCAGCATTCCAAGTTGGTTTCCCAAATGCTGGATTATTTTTACCAAGTTTTGATTTTCTTTTGCAACAAAATGCTTCTCCACCTTTTTCATAGGTGAAAATAAAGTTTCTTATACTCATATTTCTCTGTCCTGTGCAAGGGCATTTAACCACTACATCGGTTGAGCGACGCACAAGTCTTTCAGGAAGGTAGATAAGTTCTAAACCCCGTCTTTCACATTCAGATATTACTAATTCGTGGAGGTCCATAAAGGTTGCTCATAACTTTCCAAAACTATTTATAAAAAAAGGACCCTTTTGGGGTCCCTTAATTATATCATATATTTGGTTTTATATCAACCAATTGCAGGTGCGGTGAGTGCAACAGGAGTTGACTCGGCAGCAGCAAGATCAAGTGGGAAATTGTGCAAATGTGTTATCGTAAAGACTCTTTATTCTTTACTTCTTACTGTCGCCAGTAAGTTCAGACTATCTCTTCATCCTTATGTTTATTAAGGAGTCGGGCATTCGTGGGTAGATTATTGTTGGGACTCACTACCTAGTCGTTAGACCTTTCAGAAAACTTAAACCCTTTCTGACTTGGTACGGGATTGTCTCATAGAGAGTTTCCCCGTTTAACCCGATTTTACTAATGCCTATTACTAGGCAAGAACACCAACAAGTCTAGCGTTCCTTTCGTGCATTACCTCCATGCCCAGTCCAGCACGGTTGAGAACATCAGCCCAAGTGTTAATAACTTTTCCTTGACTATCAACAATAGACTGGTTGAAATTAAAGCCGTTGAGGTTGAAAGCCATCGTGGAAACACCAAGAGCGGTGAACCAGATGCCTACAACAGGCCAGGCAGCAAGGAAGAAGTGCAGCGAACGGGAGTTATTAAAGGAAGCATATTGAAAAATAAGGCGACCGAAATAACCGTGAGCGGCTACAATGTTGTAGGTCTCTTCTTCTTGTCCGAACTTGTATCCATAGTTCTGTGACTCATTCTCTGTCGTCTCGCGGACAAGAGAAGAGGTGACAAGAGATCCATGCATAGCAGAGAAAAGAGAACCACCGAAGACCCCAGCAACTCCCAGCATGTGGAAAGGATGCATAAGAATGTTGTGTTCTGCCTGGAAAACAAGCATGTAGTTGAAAGTGCCTGAAATCCCCAGAGGCATCGCATCAGAGAAGGATCCTTGACCGAAGGGATAGACCAGGAACACTGCGCTAGCAGCAGCAACGGGTGCAGAGTAGGCAACACAAATCCAAGGACGCATACCGAGTCGGTAAGAAAGTTCCCATTCGCGTCCCATGTAAGCATAGATGCCGATCAGAAAGTGGAAGACGACCAGTTGGAAAGGTCCTCCATTATATAGCCACTCATCTAGGGAAGAAGCTTCCCAGATGGGGTAAAAGTGCAGTCCAATAGCATTGGACGAAGGAATAACAGCACCAGAGATGATGTTGTTTCCGTACATGAGTGAACCAGCAACGGGTTCACGGATTCCATCAATGTCCACAGGGGGAGCACCGATGAAGGCGATGATGAAACAAGTCGTAGCAGCAAGCAGGCAAGGAATCATCAGGACTCCGAACCAACCGACATAAAGACGATTATCGGTTGAGGTGACCCAGTTGCAGAATTGTTCCCAAGTATTCGATTGTCGTTGTTGTGCAATAGAAGCAGCCATTTTTTTAAAAAGATAGTAAGACCATCAGGGAAATGGTGGAGATACTATGCTCCCCGCACCCTTAGCGGGGATATGAGAGACGGATTGGTAACCCTGCCTAGTCTCGGTCAAGCGGCAGGAGTGTTACAACTTGTTTCGGAAAGTTACATTCCGTAACGTTGTTGATGTATTTATCATACTACGGTTTTGGAGTGGCGTCAAGCCCTATATTCCTCTATCTTGTCCAGGACCTTATTGAGATACTCGTGAGCAAGATACTTGGGATCATGGCAAGGTTTATTCATCCACTCATTATCCAAGTCTCTTTTGATTTTGAGGACCTCACATTTTATGGTCTCCTTTGTAAGTTGTCCTCTAGGCATATACAAAAAAACTCTGCTGCTTATTTAGCAACAGAGTTAAGTATTATTACTTATTCTATCAAACTGGTGCGGTTTCCCTCACAGTTGTCTTTACATACTCAAGAACGTTTTCTGGTGTCGATACTTCGTATGGATCGGTGTCTGCGTTGTCACGGAAACCGTCTTCAAGGAATAGTTTTTCGATGATTCCGTTATCCACAACCGCAGCATAACGCCAAGAACGCTGACCGAAACCAAGGTTAGACTTGTTGACCAGATAACCCATGCTTCTGGTGAAATAGGCATTTCCATCGGGGATAAGTTTTACTTTTTCAATATTTTGATCTTGTGCCCAGGCATTCATAACAAAGCCGTCATTAACAGCCAAGCAGTAAATAGCGTCGATGCCAAGAGCAGCAAATTCATCGTAGTTTTCCTCGAATCCTGGGAGTTGATAAGCACTACAAGTAGGAGTGAATGCACCAGGCAGACTGAAAATAACGACTCGCTTGTTATCAAACAGTTCTGAAGTAGTGCGGGTTACAAACTCACCGTTCTCACGGAAAACAAATTGGACTTGTGGGACTTGAAAATCTTCTTTACGCATCTTTACCTCCATCTCACCACACACCCGGAATCACTTGACCAGTCAGGGCATAGGACCCCATTGCGGCAACGATTCCGATCATTGCGAACCAACCGTTAATGCGTTCTGCTCTTTCGTTCATTGTTTTACTCCTAAAAATTAAAGGTTTTCTTCTTGCTCGGTAAGAATCACACAGTCGCTAGTAGGATAAGCGGTACAGGTGAGAATCCAACCGTCTGCTACTTGATCGTCATCCAGGAATGACTGCTCTTCATTATCTACGGTTCCTTCTACGAGTTTACCAGCACAGGCGGAACAAGCGCCAGCACGGCACGATGCAGGAAGGTCAATACCTGCCTCTTCTGCCGCTTCAAGAATATACTGATCGCTCGCACACTGAATGGTGGTTTCGGAGCCGTCGGGAGAGCGGAGAGTAACATTGTAAGTCATAGGTAGAAATACTTAGAAAATACCAAAGAACAGTTTACCAGTAGTTGCGTAAGAAATCAAGCCTGCTACGATACCCATCATTGCCCAGCGACCATTGGTGCGCTCCTTGACCATGTTAGGGGTAATCTGCCCGTAGTTTTCATAATACATTACAGGTTCTTTGGCAAACATGTTCTGCTGCCCATACTCATTAGTTGTTACAGTCATTGTAGTTTTGTGAAGAACTGTTACAACATTATATAGCAAAAATAAAGGGGACGCAATCCCCCTGTGTTACGGTTTCCCGATATATTGAGTATAAATGCTTACTTTCCTTCAAATCCTGGAGGTAATGTTCCAAAATAAGGATCATAGTCAAATATAACATTCCAATCTGGAATATCAATAGCTTGAGTTTTCCAGAAGTTCCAAAGACCATCATGACTACTTCTATGAAAAATATCTACATGAATGTCATGAATATCAGAACCAAGTTCTACCTTGTAAAGGAACAGGGGAATAGCAAAAGTATTTCCAGAATTATAGATTAAGTCATCAGCTACTGCTCTGGGTTTAACACCTTGATCTAACTTATACTTGTCTTCACGACAATGCAAATCGATAAGTTTCTGGGCATGATGTCTTGTAATCATATAGCAGGCAGTAGAAAAGTCATTTACGAACCTCCGATGGAGTTTCATATGAACTTGTGCTGGGTTGATAATAGCGAGTTGAATAACATCATAGTCATAAGGAACCTTAGAGTAAAAGTCCCTCCATTTAAATGGCCAATGCGATGCTGTAGAAATATCACAGTCATCTTCCATCACCAAAGCACATGGTGCATCTGATGTTTCTAGAAAATGCTTCATTGCCTTAAGATGAGATGTTACACATCCAACCTCACCAGAAGTCATGTTATCAGGATACCTACCCTTGATAATATCACTCAGGTCATCTTCTCTACCATCATATGCTGAGATACGAGTGTAGTCTTCTATCTCCCAGTATTTGAACTGGTCTTCCATATACTTCCACCTATCAGGTTTTCCATCAAGGTTGATACAATAAATGGGAGGAAGTCCTTTAAGTTTGAATGCTGCCTTATTCTTGTCCATCAACACTATCGTCCAATAATTTCTCTTACAGCAGGAATATAGTATTTCCCAATAACTGAAGTCCAGTCAAATTCTTTGGAATATTCTATAATATCATTTCTATGAGAAATAGAGTATTCTCTATTCTTTATTATAGCATCTTCAACATATTGAATGTCGTTTATCTTTGACTCAGGAATAACTGTAATGAACTCCTTGTTGATATCAAGGTTTGCTTTACCCCACTCACAGACAACCACACCAAGTCCAGCAGCAAGTGCTTCCATACAAACTAGAGGATGTGCCTCACCATCAGACAGAAGAACCAGGTTTCCATACTCAGTTAGTTCATTAAATAATTTACTCTTTGTCCACTCACCTAAGTAATTTTTACCTGTATCAAATCGTGGATCTGCATTGTTACCAGCAAACCACAAACTGCTGATAGACTGAAACAAATGCTGCCTCTTACGATAATCAATCTTTGCTAGGTAGATGCTACGGTCAGGATACTTTGGTTCTTGCACTACTCTAAACTTAGAGGTATCGACACCGTTAGGGGTCACAAACAACCTTTCACTAGGAATACCAGACATAACCTTATAAACGTTCTTAATGCCCTCAGAGAGGCAGAAAACGTTTGGTTTAATCTGAGTAAAGGCATTCAGGATATTGATGTATCCATTGAACATCTCTGGGCGTTCAAGATATCCAAAATGACTAGTAATAGCATTTGGATATTGAATATAAGGAACGATGGGAATGAACTCATCGTAATGAACATGAACAAAATCAGGTCTAAAGGTGTTTATCTCATCAATGATCTGCCTACCGTCTTTGGTATTCACAATATGAACTTCATGTCCAAGTTGCTCTAATGCGTTCTTAGTATCCCATATCAGGATCTCAACAGCACCCCACCCTGTTGGTGGGATAGGCATAATACCAGGTCCTATTAATACAATTCTCATTGCTTACCAAGTTCAGTGAACAGTTCCATATGCTTACCATTATACCTCTCAAACACAGAAAAGTCATCAGGATATTTCTTAACCAAATATCCAAAGGCAATTTGTTCGTTATTTACATAACCATTACCTATCATTTCATCAACAAAGATCTCATCCATATACTTAGAAACTTTCTTGATAGATTCTGGACCACCACCAAACATGGAACCCAGAACGTAAGAGCGATTATCTAACAGATATTCTTTTGGAAGTTCATCGGCACCAGCGAGATCTTTATAATACTCCATATTCATCTGAATAAGGAAACTATCACCCATCTCATTCAGAGACTCAATAGCACTAGCACTTGGATAGTCATTGGATAGATCATATCCATCAAAGAAGCGAGAACCACCAGCATCTAACCAGAAGAAATGCTTACTACCATGTGGGTTTTCTTCAATTGCCTGCTCTAACCACTTGAACTTAGAATACTGAACAATAGAGTAAAGTGAATGCTTACATTCAATTCTATCTGGATCAGAAATCTTATTAATATATTCCTCAGACTCGATAATAGTATCAATCTTATCTTTCAGATAATAATAAGGAATCTCTTCTACAGTTTGAACGTTAATAGAAGTTGGTACAGAAAGCCGCCGCTCTTCAATAAACTCTCGAACATCTTCAGTCACAAAAAGAACCATAGGGCACTTGAGTTTGAGCATAATATCAAACCACTCTAAGTACTCTTCCCAATTTCTACCATCCATACCCTCACGCGCAATATTGAAAAGGGCAGATACAATAGTTACGTCTTTCATAGCAAACTCATAATAGATTTAATTCTGTTAACGTATGTATGGTTTTCTTGAACATACATCATAGCATTTTTAATGTACTCATAATCCGTTCTTTTTTCCATAGAATCATAGAACAGTTGTGCAGTATCTTCTTGAAGAATACAATTACCATCAAGTTCTGCATAAACTTCTGGAGAATTTGTAGTCCCAAGATGACCCCAACTAATAGACTTGAATACCCTACAAGGAACATATCCATTACGAAGATGTTCTGGTCCACGAATATCAACACCGATAATTGACTTCTTGGTTCTCGATATAACCTCATCCTCACTTAGAGGATTTGAAAATGGGTCGTTATGAATAAAATCTATTCCATTCTTCTCACATTCCAAGATAAAAGGTTTGAATGTACTGAAGTTTTCACATCTACCATGAGCAGAAATATTTCCACTGAAATAGATTTTATTTTCTCTAGGGTGGATAATATCCTCAAAGTTAAATTCGTGTGGAAGAATATTAGTTGCCCAAGTCACATAAAACTTATCATAGTCTTCAATCCAGTACTGATGATAGTTGTTTAAAACTTGAACTCGATGATTTTTCTTTGGTTGAAGATAGCAACAAGGTCCAACTTTTTCAACTTTAGTTTTATCTAAAGTATAATCATAGTTGTGATCTTTGTGCCACAAATGATTATAGCGAACGTCAATAAACTTCTTCACTCCAGCATTGATATACTTTGATGGATCTGGACAGACATGAACAAAGTAGGTACTGGTTTTGTTTAGCGGAATATTTTTATCAGCAAATCCTTCCGTCCAAAATACACAGTCATCCCAATTAAAGTTATCGGGATATTCACCATCATGGAACCAATATGTTTCATATCCCATATAAGTAAATGCTTTATAAAAAGCAGCATGGATATATGAATGTGTATGAGAATGGAGCGGATATCCCCAAATAATAATTTTCATTCTTGTTTAATTTTAAAATCTAGGTACTGATAAAGCAATAGGGTGTCTCTCAATATTCACCATCATTTGATCTAAGAGTTGAACATGAAGTGTTTCATTATCCCATGCGCCATCACGATGATGCTTAGTCAAATCAAAAACTCTTTGGAAGACGGGAAAAACTCCCATACACACATCCATTATATCAGATCCACCGAAACAAATCCAGTCATTAATATGTGGTGGTTGCTGCATTAAGGATGTGCAGTTGAGAGAACTTTGGTTATAGGTAGACAAATTTATTTTTGTATGGACATTTACATCTGTTCTTATTTTAAATACCCAATCATACTTAAATCTATTTTTATATTCATGCTTTAGTTTGAGTCTATTAACTTCACTCATACTATAAAAGTTAGACAAAGTATTTTTAATTTGCCTTTCCTTATAGTTTGGTTCATTTAATGATCCTTTCCAATATCTGTTTTGAGATATTTCAAAGTCTTCTTCCATATATGGATCATAAAAATCACAACTCTCTTCAACTATCATTTTAACAGGGTTGTATATTCTTTTAAAATCATCAATCGCGGTTTCAGAAATTCTCTGGTCTTTCCATCCACCAGATCCACCATACTTATATGGTTTTGTTAAAAGATTTTCATCAAACCACAGATGCCCAAAAACATCAACAGAATAATTCCCAAATACATTTTCCAGGATACTAGGAGAACACTCATTTACAAAACGAGGTTGCCCAGAAAAGCAAACCGCAACTTTCATCGTATAAACTTTGGATAAGTTTCTCTATCTATACTATCTCTCGTAATGAGATAACTGGTTGATAATTTATTGATATAAAAATTATTGACTTCAAAGTGCTTACCCAATACTATCTCTTGAATGAAGTCAACTCCATAGATAAAGTAATAGGTGGATAAGAATAAGAAGCATTCTCCATACAAATCAAGGAGTTTTGATGATGAACAAGCAAAGTGATCATTAACAGTTAAATTAGTTCCTTTATGATATGGTGCATCGAATATATTCATATAGGACATATTCAATGAGTTCAAATCTATTTGTTCGTTCAGATAAACATCAGGTCGTATTCGAATAACACAGTCATATTCAAATCCGTTGTTCTGTTCATATATCTTCTTCAGGTCAATCGCTTTATAAAAGGAGTAGAACTGAGATAAAAAGTTATAAGGAAAACTACTATAATATCCAAACTTTACAACTTCAAGATCTTTGTTAAAGTCAAAATTATTTTCCTTAGATGGTTTCTCAAAAAATTTTTTATCTTCTCCAGAAGACTTAAGATCATTTAGATACTGCTCTGGAGTTGTGTTGCAGTTTATAAATCCATAAGGATTTTTTTCAAATGCTTTCTGCTCTTCAACCAAGATTAACTTGGGACATATTGTGCTTTTTGAATAAAAGATTTCTTCAGAATATTCTGGAACGTTCCATGTATGAATGAAAAAGTCAACGTCATGACCCTTTAGCATTTGCTGTGATATGTTTGGGAATGTTTTTTGTATATTCCTCAGAAACCCACTATAACAAACTGCTACTCTCATTTACCCCATTCTCCCAACATAGTCACTGCATATTCCATAACAGTCATACTCACTAGCAGAAAATTTGAACGTTTCTGTATTTTCTGGTAAAACTACAATAGAGTTAGAACTGTGTGGTTGTCCAGGATAACTCCAGATATACCCCTTACTGGTAAGAGTATGATCATCTGTATCATGCCAGAAATAGTTGAAATCAGTATCACACTTTGAAAGAAATTCAAGAGAAGCAAAGTCTTTGCAATGTATCCAAAGATTATTTTTTCTTTCTACCAACCATTCCATGAAGACATGGTACTGAGATTCGTCATGTCCAAGATAAAAATCATTAGATTCACATCTAAGATCAATCTCAACATCGTAACCAAGATTTATAGCAGTATCAATATAATCTAGACTATTTTCTACTGAAGGATCTGGTCCATTCACATTTCCTCTATGTGCTATCAGTCTCATGGATTGTAATGCTCCAAGAAGTAGTTAAGGTCTTCTGGAGTTCCAATACCCCACATCCTTTCAATCTCCTTAACTCTCACCTTCTTATTATCAAGAATAGCCTCATTAAATGCTGGGCAGATATAAAACTCATTATTAGTTCTAATATCTTTCTCAATCATCTGCTCTGCGTACTTAACATAATCAGAACCTTTCTTCCAGAAGTAGACGCCAACAGTAGCATCATTACTGATAGGTTTCTTCTCAGCAACTTCAGATACGAAACCATCTTCACCAACTTTTGCATAAGACCACTTTGGATGAGTTGCCTTAAAGGTTAGAATTCCAGCATCAATACCATCTGCATTAAATGCATACAAACATTCATTACTGTTCCACTCCATGAATTGGTCGGAGTTTGCTAGTAGCAGCGGATGGTCGTTATCAATATATTCTTTTGCTAAAAGTGTCGTGCAAGCAGAACCTTCTGTAAGACCATCTACCTGAACAATGTTACATCCAGGTACAATCAGCGTCAGTAGATACTGTAGACTATACTTCTCATAGTGCTCTTTACGAACAACGAAAGTATAGTTTGCATCAATATTCAAGTTTTCAATAACAACCTGAATCATTGGTTTCCCATTGACCTCAATCAAAGGTTTGGGGAATGTATATCCAGCAGAAGAGAATCTATTGCCTGCACCAGCCATGGGAATAAGAACATTCATTTTTTCAGACTTCCAAGGAATATGTGATACTTTTTGAGATGAGAATATTTTAAATACTTTATCAATTTTACTCTGGTTAAGGTCATACCTATTTTCAATAGGTACAAGGTGTGAACCACTATCTAAAGCACCTTGTCTACCAATATGACTATCTTCGAAGATTACTGTATCCTTAGGAAGGGCATTACATGCAGTCATACACTTCCAGTACATTTCTGGAAATGGTTTGTTCTTGACTACATCTTCATTACTCACATAGTAATCAATGAACTCTAGAAGTCCAAGTTTAAGGAGAACTAGTTTAACAGTATTGCGAATACTATTACTAGCAACAGCAACTTGATAGTCTTTACTTTTGAGTTGTTGGAAGTAGTGCATCAACTCATAATCATGCTCAAGATGTGAGAAGATTTCAAGAGTTGCTTTTTGCTTATCTTCCCAAACCTGCTGATGCTTTTCTACAGGAAGATCTTTACTTTCAGTCAACATCGCCAACTTTCTAGAAGTTGGAAGTCCATCATAGGAACTTAGATGCTCATCTTTACTTATTTTATATTTTGGATCTACTTTTTCGAGAGCACAATTAAGTGCTTCGTAATGCATATCTCTACTATCAATCAATACACCATCAAGATCAAAAATTACAAGTTTATTCATGGCTTAACAACATATGCAGATGGGGCAAAAAAGTTTAATGAATTAATTTTAACATCATGATCGGAGAAAAACTTATCAACTCCTTTCGACTCAGACCAGTTATGATAAGCGTATTCATCAAAGACTACTATTCCACCACTACTTACTCTATCCCATAAAGAAACTAAAGTATTGTATGTTGGTACTTCCAAATCCAAATCAAGGTATAGCAATGAAATTTTTGCACCTGGTCTATTCTCTACATATTCTACTACAGTTTTAGAAATATCACCAGGTATTAACTCATATTCATGATCCTGAAAACCAGAAGAACGAATACTGAGATCTAGTTTTTGTTTAAAGTCTGAGTCATGCTCAAAATTTCTACCATCAAACAAAGTCTTCATGGCAGTTTGATCTTGATTCTTTAGAGTAGATGTAAGTTCATCAGAATTAAAAAAGTCAAATCCAATTACCTTTTTATAAGTATTTGGACAAAAATATCTTTTCAATTTAAGAAAAGTAAAAAGACCAGTTCCTTTAAAAACACCACACTCTACAATATCTCCAGGAACATCCTTGACTTTTTCAAATAATTGTGTTCTAGCTAAAAGTTTTCCAAACACTTTCAAGTCAGAACTAATCATGAAAGTATTAAAACTATCATAAAAGTTTTGGTCAAGTGCAGTAACAAGTTCTAAATCTTTAAGGTTCATTTTATACTATTGGTGATACTTAGAGTTTTCTTTTGCAAGGTGAACTATTTTTGGTTCAAAATTACAATATTCTGAAAATAGTTCTGGGTAAGCAAATGATGGACTAAGGATATGGACATCATCTACTCTTTCGGAATAAAATTTATTGAGATGACTCTCATCGTGCCAGACTGCTATTACATTCCTTAAAAGATCATCTTCAGTTCTTTTTTGAAGTTCTTTCATCATATCTATCACATCTGGAACTCTGCCTCCCCACAAACATCCTTGAAAATAAGTAGTTGTATCATCTTCATCTGTAATACATGCCGATGAATCTGAATTAGTTTCAAATGCTCCTGGAAACTTTGTATGTGGATTCATTCCCAGAAAATGACAAGGGTGATGAACACCAATATAAGGTTTATCAGTTAATATCTCTTCTGGTTTTACAGTGTCCACCAAACGCATATCGGCATCAAGGAATAGAAGATAATCATACTTACAAATGTCCTCATACGCTTTCAGAATAGTAGAAAATCTGTAGAGTGTAATATATGGCCAAGGAAGGTGCTCCTGATGATAAAGTGAAATATTATCAGGAAGTTCATCTAACTCACCATCCGTAAAAACAAAGTATTGCTTCTTATGTCCTGGTAGAAGATACTCTTCACAAGATTCATACCATGATGGGAGAAAGTTTAGATACTTGTTAGTCCCAATAAAAACAACTGCTAAGTCTGCAAGTTTCATTAAATTACCTCCCAAGTTTCGGGATATAGATCTTTAGTGTCCTTATCATTTGAAGGAAACCATTTCTTTGGTGCAATAACTTTTCCCCTATTTCCCAACCACGCTGCCCACCAAGAGAATGAAGAGTTAGCAATAATATATCCACTACACATACTCATTAAACACATATCAATATATCCATTCTCATTCTCAGAAACCATAAAACGGTCATCTGCAAATATTTCTTGTTCCATACACCATTGTGGTTCATCCGAAAACACAATGACCTGAGCATCATCAGGGAACTTCATCAATGCCTTTTTATAATATTCAATATCAAGAGCACAATGGTTTGGGTTGGTCAGATAGTCTTTTCTACGGATATGGAGACCAACTGCCTGCCCAATGCCTTCCATCATATCTGCACAAGGTTCAAGTATTTCACTCTTAAATGTGAAGTCCTTGCGAATAGTATCTTCTACATTCTTAAAATACTTTTCAGACTGAAAGAACCCATATAAACTAATCCAGTCAAAAGAGTTAGAGAATAGTTCTTGGTTGAAGTTGAATGTATTTTCACCAATAATAGGTCTATCAATATCAATCATTTGAATATTCAATGGAGTTACCGTCTCCATTGTGAAGCAGTCAAATAGTTCTGTTCTGTTTGGATTTCCCAGACCATCATCAACTGCTTCTTTATAAAGTGGAAGGCAATAGTTGACTTCCTGCTTAGCAGCAATACCGCGTAGAGCAGCATATTGAAACATTTGGTTTCCCAAGCGTCCAAGTCTTCCTAAGTGATTAAAACCAATCATTATACCTTTTTTTATTATTATACTAAAAAAGGACGACTCGCGCAAGCCGTCCTCATTAGGTCTTTACATGCACGCCACTTGCTCTTTGTCCAGAAGCAAGAAACTGGGCGGGGTATACCCCATCCGCACCAGGGTTTTTATCGTGTCTCCATCACGGGCATATTGGGGATTGACTCCACCACCTAGTTTGAATTAACTAGGAAAAGTTGGACTAGTTTTGGTATCTCAATAGCGGCATAAAAACCACACAAGAAAAGAATATCCCAGAACTTATATTTGATAGCAAAGGGAACGACAAAGACATTCCCAATACATTTTACAAATAGTCCGATTTTCATATCTCCCCATAACAGGAAAAAATAACCAGATAAGAGGAGGATATTACCAATGTATCTGAATACATTAGACTTAGACATAAGGGGTTTGCTCCCGACCAGTACTTTTAAAGACTCTCCGTGTCTTCGTCGTCTTTCACATATGCAGGAACCATATCTGGGTCTAACCAACAAGTATAATCGTGGTCATCCATAGCGGTCATAAGTTGCATTTCATTGTCGCAAAGATACATATCACGGTAACGACCAGTATATGCGTCTACTTTTTGAATGCGACAATCAGGTTTTCCATTGATTTCCAAAGTACCGACCTGAACATAACGATAAGGAAACCGCTCAAGAAGAACAGTAGGTTTTTTGACGACTTTCATCAGGCAACCTCAATCGTTTCAAGATCCTGATAGAGATAATCCATCAGCATTTCATAGTCATCAAGGGGATCTCCAGAAAACACGACACCATTATTTTCATAATAGCGGCGAACTTTCTTATAAAGTTTCGGACTCTTTACATCAAGGTAGATATCCCCGTTAGCAGCAGAACGCAAAGTGCTAACATCTTTCTTGAATTTTTCGATCAGAGACATTGTTGTGTAATGAATACCTGAGTATTATAAGTGTTTGACTTTATATAGTCAAGGTGCCAGTGTTTAAACTGGCTATCCGAGATGCAGGATTCGAACCTGCGACCCCTTCAGCCCAAGTGAAGTGCGCTACCAAACTGCGCTAATCCCGGTTGCGTTGAGTGGTCTTGCCTCTCAACAGAAGTAATTATACTACTTCTTGTGCCCTTTGTCAAATGGAGCCCAGTGTTGCCAGTCGTATTTGTGGACTGCCCAGATGCCCAAGATAGGCACAAAGACCATTATGTAACAAATGAATCCAAGAAATAAATCATTGTTGAGTGCTGCTGCTGCGAAATGTCCCATATTAATCCCATTCCTCGTAATATCTTCTAAAGTAAGAATCTACTTTTTTTAAATCATCTAGGTGGATATTACATGTATAGTTATTATCATCACACCATTGTAGAGCCATCCAATGAAAGTTTTCCTCTCTCATCACTCTTTCCACACCATAACTTCTAGCAAAAGAAGACATAACGAAGTTCCAACACTGACTAGTGTGCTGTTCCATTTCCTTTATAATCCTCTGAGTCGTAATAACTCCCTTTCTTTGATCCAACATATAAAGTAGCAACCACAAAAGGGATTGCTAATACAACAAGAAACCTTCCTAATAAATGGGGCATTACATTCCTCCGTTTCTAAATCCAACTAGGTATCCAATAATAAGTCCACACATAAATGCTACAAACATATAGAGCATATGTGAGAAAAAGTCAATGAAAATAAACCACTCTTCAGTCGTCATCTTGGTTCATTAACTCCTCTATTCGTTTTCTCATATTGGTCATTTTTTGTTTCTCGTGGTCCATATGAGTATATCCACGATGCCCTTTCATTATCATTGTGCCTTGATAGAACATCGTGGCAGCAAAGATAAGAAGCAGAACTATACCTATTATTTCAGGGTAATGTTGAGCCATGGTAGTAAGGGTGGAATGACGCCTATAAGCCTTAGCAGTCCTTCAGCAAATAAAGCAAGGACAACCCAACCAACGCACATAGAAATAATGGAAGCATTTCGATTGTGCCTTCGTATAGCAGCATCAATCATCTCCTGGCATTCAGAGCGAGTGATTAACTCTTCTTGTTCGTGTATCATTTTTCATCACCAAGAAACTTCGCCAGAGGGTCTCTTCTGGTCTTTACAATTTCTACTGCTCTCTTGTAGAACATATTGTCTGTGTTACCAGACTCTTCGAAGGTCGCCTTGATCTTCACCCAATTCTCGTAGGTGTGCTGATCCATACGGGTTTTAAATTGAATACTACTAGCTATAATAGCAAGTAGTTTCAACCCGTCAACTTTGTGTTGATTTCAAAAAAGTGTTGAAGAAATTATTAAATCTTAAATAAAACGGAGAGAGTAGGATTCGAACCAACGGAAGCTTTCACTTCGGCAGTTTTCAAGACTGCTGCCTTAAACCACTCGGCCATCTCTCCAAATTTTCAGCGAACTTCAAAGTCCAGTTTACGAACCTTGCGTTGCTTTCTTTGTTCTTGCCACAGGATATCTTCTTGTGTAAGAACACCCTTTTTATTTTTGGGTTGATAAGAGTTTAGCATAATAACATTAGATAAGTCAAGTGCTGAAATCTTATCACCACGAATAGTCGCCATATTAGGGCAACCACAAGTCACCGTTTTATTCTGATGCCCCTCTAACTCCTTACCACAGGAGCGGCATCTTATCTTAATGTTATCCATTATAAGTTAACTGTATTCAGTTTTCAGTTATTTATATGAAACTTCGGATGTTGCTTGTCCTTACTATAACGCCCACCTTTACTCTTCTGGGGCGGTAAAGTTTTTTGTGCGTGACAATTAGGACAGACCACTTGTAGGTTTTCAGGAGAATGGTTAAAAGGGTCGTCGTCTATGTGGTCCACCTCAAGGCAGATTCGTCCTGTATGGATGTTTGTGCCAGACCAACCACAAAGAGAACACTTACCCCCGCTCGCTTCCAGTAGATAGTTTCTTATGTATCCTGGCGTATCCCCCCTATCAGTTGATAATGCGTTGCCCGCCAACCAGTTCTCTACTTTTAGTTTCTTCCTACCAGCGGCACTACACTCATTGGAGCAAAACTTACCAGTGCTCTTCTTGGTCTGGTAGTCAAACTCCACACCACAGTGTTGGCAAGTGGCAGTCTTCCAGGCGGTTCTCTTACGCTTGGGCGTATTTTTGTTATTATAAATGGCGGCACAGGATCGGGAGCAGAACTTAGGTTTATCGTGCTCGCATCCGCAGTTTAGACAACTATTCATAATAGAAACAAAGACCTATTATTATTTATAACATAAGTCTCCGTTTCTATTAAGTTGTCAGTAAACTCTAATAATGCCCGATACAGGTAACGCTCCCGTCAATGTCTGAGTGTAAATCAGGTCCCTTCACTTGCTGGGTCATCGGGCAGGTCTATTACACCTGAGTGTATCAACATTGTAGCATATACTCTACAGTTTTGGCAACATCTTCCATAGCCAGTCTCAAATCTTCCCTCTGCCCAGATTCTTGTCTGCAGATAGGGCGTCGGTCATCAACAAGAGTCCAACGCCATTGATTCATATCAGCACAATACCACAGATTAATTTTCATTCTTCTGATATTCTAGTTTGATCCAGTTTAAAAGAGCATAAGTTTCTGATAGTTCTAACTTATGATCTTGGTAGTCAGTATCTTCCAACATACCCTCTCTTTCATAAAACTCAATCTCACTAGAAAGATAATCAATATAATGATTGATGGCGGTGATAGTAAGTTGCCTATCCCGTTGTGAAATAAGAGACATAAGACTTCTCAGTATACTACTATCTATTCAGGCAAGTATCTCCCACTTGCCCATCAAGTTTTTTATGTTCTGCTGTATGAATTCCTTGTATCAACACAAAAGTGACTAAAAGAACTGTAGGCACTGCCCACATTTCATTTCCAATTGCTCTAAGGATCTTTAAAAGTTTAATCATAAAAAAGGGGTCCGAAGACCCCAGTATTATAGCATAAATCAGAAGCTATAACGAACTTTAACTTCACCACCAAGATCAAGGACCTCAGAACTCATACCATACTCACCAGCAACTTTCCCTTTGAGGGAAACTTTCTTAGCAAGAGGATAAGAGAAACCTACTTCACCAACGGCAACACCTTCACTCTTAGTTTTACCAGTGTTGAACTCATAACCAGGACCGATTTCGCCATAGACTTTCAGACCAGACTTACCAACCTTTTCATCATAACCAACACGAAGTTCGGTTTGAGAACCTTTGTAGGTGCTCTTATCACTGGTAACAGAGATACCAGAGGTGGTCTTACTTTCTACATATGGACCAGCAAGGGCAGGTGCCGCAATCATCGGAAGTGCCATTGCGGCAAGAGCGATTGCTTTCATAAAAATCTCCTTTTATAAACATTAAATGTCTTCAATAAAAAAGACCCCTATATTCTAACAGGGGTCTTTAAGTTTGTCGTTAAGGTTTAGTTAACAATCAATGTGGACAGTTAGGTTCCACAAACCTTCTATTTCAGAAGGTGTACTTCACACCAGCCTTGATGTTGCTGGTCAGGTCATCACCAGTCAGGAACCAGTACTCACCATAGACGCTCAGGTTGTCGGTAGCGGCAACAGAAGCACCTGCCTTACCAGAAACCTTAACGGTTGCGTCACCACCTTCAGGAGTGGACAGTGCAGGACCAACCTGAACATAACCGTTAACGGTAGGAGACAGAGCACCTTCATAACCAAGATGTGCTTCGGTCAGAGTACCGATGTAGTCAGAACCAACGACACCAGCGTTAGATTCTACATTAACATAAGGGCCAGCGAACGCAGCCGAAGCAAGGAAAGGAGCAGCAGCAACAGCTGCGATTGCGGATTTAAACATAATAGTACCTCTAAGTTTCTCGCAGAATTATACCTGCGGATGTAAGGAGAATCGACTTTCTCCGTTTCAGTGACTCAACGAGTATTTGAGGTTTTATCACTTGAACATATTTATTTTAACATTCGCTTAACCTTTTTGTCAAGGGGGTGGTTAACCGAATCTTTTAAAAAGCGGAGTATCGGATTCGAACCGACGACGAACTGCTTGGAAGGCAGCCATTCTACCACTGAATTAACTCCGCAGGCGGTGGGAGATTGCTCTCCCAAACACTTGCCCACACGGAAGGGATTATAAGACGGAGTTTTATTTCCGTCAAGCCCCCGCTCGGAATCGAACCGAGAATCTTCCGCTTACAAGGCGGATGCAGTAACCGTTATGCTACAAGGGCAGGCTCCTGCTGCTGGGCTCGAACCAGCGACATCCGGATTAACAGTCCAGCGCAACTACCAACTGTGCTAAGCAGGATTACAGGGGTTTAACACCCTGTTCCTTACAAAGTTTGAAGTAGAGTTTATAATACCTCTGCTTCATCTCAGCAAGGATTTTATTGTCCTCTTCAAAACCCAATTTCTTGGTATGGGCATAACACCCCTCAAGTTCTCCAATTAATATTAGAATTTTTATTGGGTCCATAATGAAGAAAGGACAACAGGCACGGCTGGACTCGAACCAGCAATCGGCAACTTAGAAGGTTGATGCATTATCCATTATGCTACGTGCCCATAAGAGTAGTATACACTACTCAGTTTTGTTTGTCAAGATCAGTCCCAAGAAACATTTTGAACAAGGAAACCAGGCATTACATAAGTCCAAGCACCCAAGTCATTATGACCACCAACCTTGTAGTCCCACTTGTATTCAAACTTATTGTGACTATCCCAAGTCATATATCCCTGCTCCTTATCAAAGCGACCCTTGATAGTGAGAGAGTGCTTATTAGAGAAGATGTTACGAGTGCGAAGTGCTCCACCCTTTTCACGGGTTTCAACTACTACACAAGTATCAGGATAGGTTTGAATACCTTGCTCCAACAAACAAGGAGTTTCATAACGAAATGGGCGATAAGTTTGCTCTGGTGTTGCAAGTGCAGGAGCACCAGAAAGAATCAGAGCAAGAGCAATGAGTTTTTTCATCCTACAACCCTCCAGCATACAGTAGCGTTTCCTTTTCTTGTAGATTCGATGTGAGCAAAAGCAGAATAAGAAAGGTCTAAATCTGCGTGGGAGTAAGGACCACGATCATTCACTCTTACAATCACTTGTTTGAGATTGTCTTGATTCGTCACCCGAATTTTTGTACCCATAGGTAGATAAGGATGAGCTGCAGTCCAACGATAAGCATCAAACCTTTCGCCGTTTGCAGTAGTTTGACCATGAAATCCATCTCCTAAACCATAGAAAGTAGCAATACCACAGGTAAGACCAGCAATTACAGTTTCAATCATTAAGGCAATTTTCAGTCCAAGGAGCACAAAGGCGCATCTCACCACCAAGCAGTTTCTGCGCCTCACTACCGTCAGGTGGTCTCTCAACCAACTTCGGTCTAGGTATTATAGGGTCTTCTGGGTTTTCCGTCAAGTACTTCTCAATGGCGACGTCAACGTCCATGGTGACCCGCCTCTCGGTCTTCTCAGGGTCTCTGATGATAAGTTCATTGAGAATACCAAGTGGAAGATATTTTCTCTGTAACTCATCCAACATATCCCAGAGTTTGGTTTCACTTATCCCAGTAAATGTTGAGAGTGCTGCGATAAGAAGTGATACGATAATACTTACTTTTATTATCTCTCGTTTATCTGGTTTTTTATTTCCAAACTGAAAGTTAATCATAAGGGAGAGTAAGCAGCACTCCCCTTATATATCACTCTTCAGTCACTTCTTCAGTCACTTCTTCAGTCACTTCTGGTTCTGGAAGGGTTACGCCGATTTGAGCCAAATACTCAATTGCTCCCTGAATTTTCCAAAGCAGTTCCCGATTTGTAGTCATTTGTTGGTCTAGATTATTTCTTTGCTCTAAAAGATTTGCTAGATGTTGTTGTTGTTCGGTCATTTCTGTTCCCAATCTATAGAATAAAAAGTAAAGGGGAAGTAAATCCCTCCCCCTATATATTCAGTTTTTTTAAACCTCTACCGTGATCAGTCGGTTAGCATAATCATGTGCATAATGTGTGCGAGCACCATGATGCCCCCAACCAATCCAACTATACGCATAGTCCATGTAACGATTGATAGACTTACCAGGAGTTTTCATCCTGTCCTCAATTCGTTGCCATTGAACCTCAGTCGTTAGATAACGAAGTTGCGTGTGTAAGTCTGATGGTTTCCCACCATACTTATTAGCAAAAGCACCCAATCCATAATAACGGTTGGCAGATGTCCATTGAATCAGTCCGTAACCGCGTCCGCAGTTACTCCAACTGGTTCTGCTACCACCTTCGCAGATATTAGGCACGAATGTTGATTCCTGTCTAATATTGCCCATGATAGTAGCAAGGGCGTTTCTGTCTGTAATACCACGCTCCTGGAAGTATGCCAGGGTAGCATTCTCATTTTCATTACACCCTTTACAAATTAGCCTTATCTCTTTTGGCTTTTCGGGAGCAACCTCTTTGGTCGCTGTCTTCTCATCTACAAGATTCAATACATCAGTAATAAATGGGGGAGGACCCTGCATCTTGTAGTTTACGAATGGCAGTGTTGCCGCATTGGTTGTAACCGTTGCCAGAAGGGGCAGGGCTACAGTAAAGAAGTTTTGCACTAAATTTAATTGAACTCTACATCCGAATAGAAGGGGGGTATACCACAACCATCTCTGGGGGCACCTTCCTCGGCTCTAATGTCACTTCAATGACTCATAATAAAAAACCCAACCAGAAGTTGGGTCTACACATAATAAGTGATTATTTATCTTTTGTCAAGAATTTGATTTTAAAGGCAGTTTCACTAAATACTTTTAGTGTTTATCGCAACTCAAATGAAAAGACTATTTCTAGCCTTTTCGTTATTCTTAACAACTCCAGTCTTTGCAGGGGAAATCACCCATAAGATTGTTGATTCGGTACAACTGACTGTTGATGGTGCTGCTTCTGCCGCAACCAGAATCGGTTCTTCATATGCTGTAACTGGAAGCAACATTTCCGCTACAACTTTCGGTGGTCTTACCGCTCCAGCAAGCACCACTGCTGCTGCTACCCAGATTCAGGGTTCTTATGATGTAAACACCGCTGGTCAAGCATTCAGTTTCTCTGAATCCTTTACTGCTGGTGATGCTATTCCAAGTGGTACAACAGTAACCTCTGGTGTTGTTGGTTCTCTTCCTTCTTTCGGAAGCGTTACCACTTCTTCTGGTGGTGTTGCTGGTTCCCTTGCTGGTTCTCTTTCTGGTACTGGTGTTCCTACGGTTACTGCTGGTGGTGCTGGTACTCAAGCAGTCGGTCAAAGATCCATTGAGTTAAGCGTATTTAAATGAGACTTATAAATCCCGTCTTGCTAGTAGCGACGGGATTTATATCCCCCGCTCTAGCAGTGCCCGTTACGCCTAACTTCACCAGCGGCACAATGACTTCACACACGGAGTCCACAACAACTGTAAATGAAACTATTCGCCAAATTGATTATCAGACAGGATGGAGTTACACAGTTACAGGGACAAACATCAATATTCCCGCAACACCAAAAGTAGGAACACCCTATACCATTATGGAAAATGGTGCTCCATTCCAGTTCACGGAAACTTATTCGGGACCAGGAATGATCAAAGACACAACTGTGAATCGCAGCACAACCATAATGTCGGTTACAGATACAACAAGTGTCTTCACACAATAGCATCCGCCCTTGTTCTCACTGCCTTTGCGACCCCTGTATATGCGGAAGGGGATACTCCAATCACTGCGGTTGCAAATCCACAGGCAACCTCAACAGGAAGTGTAACAAACCAGGCGGTTCAGGTCTTACAAGGTCCATACGTTACCAACTCATACGGTGGTGGCGTAAGTTGTCAAGGACCAACCTTTAACCTGACACCATTTCTTACTACTACAAATAGTGGTCAAAGACCATTTGAGGAACTTGCGAATATTGATAATGATCCTACCACTCCTTTAGAAAGAACTGGACAGAAGGACAACTGGGCAAAGAACTTTGGAATCTCTGGGACCATCTCCATTCCTTTGGATGGTGGTCTACAAGCACGCTGTAAGGAAGCAGCAGAGACTTGGACTAATCGCCAGAAGGCGGAGACTGATAAGGCTCGTTTGGACTTTGAGCTCGTCCGCCTCTTAAAATGCGGCGAAGCAATGAAGGCTGGGATACATTTTCATCCCCAGTCTCCTTATGCGAAGATATGTGCTGATGTTGTTGTTGTGTCCAATGGAGGTATTGTTCCTTCTTCTGCTGCTTTAGTTCCTTCTGGAATGTCTTCAAAACCTTCTTCTTCAGTTCCAGTTGGGCAGCGAAGTCAACCTGTAACTCATAAGGCGTCAGGTCTCGGTGGAGCCGTTTCTTTGCCTGAACGTACACCTGCTGGACGATAGGTTTCATTTTACCTACCATCCATTCCACCAGAGATTTGCCAACAAGAGCCGCAGCAACAGAAGCAGTAGCAGTGGTGCCAGCAAGAATAACCTGCTCTTTAGGTGGGATGGGAACTTGTCCGATGAGGGGTACTTCAATGACGGGTACTCCTAAGTTTGTTGTTGGTGGTGGTGTAACTACCTGTGTTTCTTGTGGAACCTGAACGGCAGGAGGAACAACAGGAGCGGCAGGTGGTAGTTGCCTAGACTTCTCTTCTTGGGTTTCTTCCTTTTCTTTTTGCGAATTCTGTCCCTCCACTATCTGTTTCCATTGTTCCGTTGTTGGAACATCAATGGGTTCATAATAAGGAATTTCAGCAGTAGGAACTTGGACTACTGGTTTTTGTAAAGATCTTATGGATGGTGTTAAGACAACAGGTGGTTCCAATCTACGAACAACTGGAACCTCAACTTGGTGAACTTGTATCTCTGGGATTTCCATTCCCTACTCAATCAATGTGCCCTTTGCTCTACGAATTTCTCTGAGTGGTTCCCAGTCCTTATCTTTTGTTCCACCATCATAAGGAAGAGCATAACCCTCAGTAATCATTTGGTTATTCAAAGATTCATCTTGTCCGTTAATAAAAAGATGTCCGATAATGCGCCCATATTTCTCAGTAGAATCTGGTTTTTCTGTGCGGATAACAACATCAAAAGCATCTTCTAACTGATGCTTCAACCAGTTCTTCGCATCTAATCCAAGTTCTTTTTCTTTGAGATCTCTCGTGCGACTTTCTGGGGTATCAATACCCGCCAGACGAATTCGTTTAGTGAGAGAAATATCAAACCCCAAATCAATGTCAGCATCAATGGTGTCGCCATCTACAACTCTTCCAACTGACTTAATTCTGTAAATATACGGATCTTTTTCTGACATTAGAAAGGAAGTTTAAACTCTTTCGTATTTAGTTTAGGCAGAGGAAGTTTCTCAAATGCCTTGTTGACCTGCTTCTCTACAACAGCACCAACAAACTCTTCTGGGTTGTCTAAAATCTTCTGTGCTTTTTGATAGGTGATATATGCTCCTACACCAATCGCAGCACTAATGCTTAGACTTGTCAGGGACAGAATCAGACTTATGTGTTTCATCTTTCATCTCCAAGTGGGCTAACCTAAGTATATAGAAAACACAATATCCTGTGAACGCAAGTCCACAGGATAAGATGATGAATACTCCCCAGTTAAACTCACTATTCATTCCACCAACCCTCTTCTTTGTGTATCCATACTTTCAGGTCTTTTATATATTTCCTTAGTATATCTGCTTGCTCTTGATGCCAAAAATCACCCGTCTCTAAAAAAAGACGGGTGTGATTATCTATTGCTTGGAGTATTTTATGGATGGGAGCATTCCAACACTCCCTTTTTGGAGTGTTCCATTCTCGTGGCACGGGATTACGAGCGAGTGTATTTCATTGTATCTAAAATATTCCAACTGGCAACTACCAGGACTAATTTCGGCATAACCAACTATTAAAAAAGCAATGAGTTCCATTACTTCTTTTTGCCGCCATTCTTCGCCTTCTTAGCGGTTGCGTTGCCTTGATTCTGCTTCTTATTACCAGCGGAACCTTTCTTACCTTTGTTTGGTGACTTGGACATTATGCTCCTGTGCGGGGTGTGACGAACCCTTCACCTTCTTCACCTTCTACTTTAGTCTCAAGTGCTTCTACTCTTTCCTCAAGGGATACAGGAGTTTCTGCTACAACTAACTCAGGTGCTGGTGGTTCTGGTGGAGCAACAACCAATTCTCTTCTTGGTTCAGGTGCTGGATGATCATGGTCATCGTCGTCACCACCTTTCTTCATTGTATTGATACCAAAAGTCGCAGCAGAAGCTGTGAAGACGGTAGCAATGAAGGTGGGGTCCATCTTAGATAGAGCCCCAGCATAACTTGCGGTGAGGAGTGCAGCAGACCAACTCAAAATCAAAATACGAATCAATGTCCCCATACGGTTTTCCTTTTTCTTGTCCATCAGTTCCGTGTGATGAATTCTATGTATTTAGGTTTTTAGAATCTAAATTTGACCTTTGCTGCTACTTGAGTGTTGTTAATACCATCAGCAATCTGGTGAAGTCCTTCAATGAAAATAGTTTGGTTATAGTCAACAGAGGCAATAACTTCCACATCAGTATTAGTATTCACGGATGCTTCTAAAGCAACACCAAACTTATCTTTCTTCTTACCACCAAAGCGGTGAGAAACATTTACACCAACTTCACCGACATTCTCTGTCTTGTTGTAGTCACCAACACTTCTAGCAGACTGAACTGAACCATTCTCACTAAAGGCATCTCTACAAACATTACTTACAGTGTGTCCTACGAATGGAGTGATATTCTTATGAGCATTCCAATAGAGTCTGTTGTTGACCCACCACTCTTGCCCATTAGAAGCACTATCATTATTGAATACACCAGCAACATTTCTGGAAACAGAATACTTGTTGAGAGCATATCCAGCATTGGTGCGAAGTGATAATGTATTACCACGCATCATACTGAATACACCAAAGTGTTCTTTAGAAAGACTCGAAGTGCTGTCGGCACCAGTTAAATCAACACTTACATTATTATACTGACCACCAATAGTCCAAGTTGGTTTTACATCAATCTCTACACCAGTTCCAAGAATGGTAGAAGTGCCGTAGTATCCATAGTCTCCGTGTGCCCATCCAAGATAGTTTTTGGAAAAGACTCTAACTTTCTCTTTGGTTTGAGAAGGAGTATGGTTAAGGGCACCACGAAGAGTATTACCGACCTTATCAAGCATTTGATACTGGTCAATGCGTCCAGTAAACTTATCTGCTGCGTTTGTAGTTACAGTAGAACTTGAGTATGCGGTTGTTGTAGAGTTATCACTATAAGTATCTACAGTCGCATATGTTGTGGTTGTATCAGTTCTGGTGTTTCTATCAACAGTCTGAACACCATCTGCTTCTGATGGGGTTTCGGTTATTGTAGTAACAACAGACTGAGAATATGGATTGGTTACAGAACTTACCAGAGTTGGTGTTGATGGTTGTTGTACTGTTCCAAACTCATAGATATCCAGGATTCCATTCTGGTTAGCATCACCAGAAAGAAGTGTTGCTGAAAGAGTTACAGTAGCACTACGAATAATATTATCCATAGGCATCCAGTCTGCCGTTGGAGAACAGGTAGTACAGTAGGACTCAACATCACCTAAAGGAATATATGTGAAGGTATAGTCACCAGCAGAAAGTCCAGTGAAGTTTAGACCCTGCCATGTGTAAGAATCTCCACCACCATTAGGATCACCATAAGGAACTAACTGGGTTCCATCAGATGTGAAGTAGTTTGTTCCAGGAATCAAACCAGCAGGAGTTGAACTCTCAAGTAGATTAAATTGATTGATTGTGGTTGTATAACTGGTTCCATTGGCACCTTCTAACTTAATTTCTGCTTCATTAAAGTTAGTTCCACCGTGCCAAGATCCATACCAGAAAGTAATACCACCTTGCCCATCCCCAACATAACCAATAGAGTTTGTATGCGCCAATGCTGCTGTAGGCAATGTGCCCATTAATAATGCAGACGCTGCAGCCAACGCCTTCTTAGTGTAAGACATAAAAATCCTCTGTGAGTTCAGTGTGTACTAAACGAAACAAACCGAAGTATGAAAAGTAAAGTATTCACCGAATCACAGAGGACTCGGACTATGTAGATTCAGACCATTAAGATCAAAATCAGTTATGACTGTATCTTATTTATCCTTTCTTCCACGCTTCGCCTTCTGCCTTGCGGCGTCTTGCGAGTCCTGCCTCTACATTTGAACCAGGATTACGATAGAGATAAAGAGCATCAGGGACTAAATCCCACTCCTTATTTTTAAGTCGCTTAGTAATGGTATTAAAATTATCGCCACCGTAAAACCCAGCACCAAGATTGTAAGCGAAAGATAATAGAGCGCCTCTTTTACCATCTGACATTTCATTCCAATGAGGAATCTTTTGAAGTGCTGGAATAAACTGACTCTTACACTGACTAATCAGTAGGTCATCAGCTTCCTGTTGAGTGATTGATTCACCAAGTTTGAAAGGAGAACCATCTTTCTTACGGGTAGAACCCCAACCAATAGTGATTGGAAGTCCACCAGAAAGAGGGTCAGGGTATGCATTTAAATGACATCCCTCAAACTCTTTGATCAACTTGATGCCCATCATAGGGACATCACCACTCGCAGTTACAGGAGCTGCAGCAGCAGGGGCTGGTGCAGCACTAGACTTTTTTCCTCTATAGATTTCTGCCCAGTCAATATTATCTTCCAAATATTTGACGGGAAGATTATCTTCTAACCACTGAACTGCTTTCACATGGTTAGGGTTTCTTTCGTCGTAGAACTTAAAAAAGTTATGAAGGTCGATTCGTGCCATTGTTGTCTCCGAAATACTTTTGATACAGTTGACTTGCTTCTACATGCTTTCCATTATTTGTGAGGTCTTTAATCACCTTGAGCATCTTTCTTTTAAAATTAATCGAAGATTCTGCCCCATCCATCGTTCCCTCCTGGACACCAGCGGTGCTTAAGAACTGCTTTGGTATAAATGGTCTTCTTACCATTCGTCACAGGTCCAGTGTAGTTGTCGTTGAGAGAACCGTATGGATCGTTTATGTAATATCCCTTTCCATCTGGGGTTTTACCAATGACGACACACATATGCCCACCAGTAGGTGCAGAAAGAGAACCCCTATGAAGGATGCCAATAACAACTGGCTTCCCAGCGTCCAAACTTTTATCAATATCAGCAAAAGATAGATTGTAACTAAAGTGTGACTTAACTCCATAAGCCGCCAAAACTTTCGTCTGAACGGCGTGGTCCGTTGTATCACCAATCTCAAATACTTTCTTAACATACTCATCGTCGCCTTTAATGCTTCCTGGCTTGAGGAAAGATAAACACATAGCGCACGATGAAGAGTTGCAAGTTCTATGTGCATCTCTGTAGTTGTCTACTTGGTTATAGTATGGAACTGCAAGAACTTCTGGAGTTGGTGGTTTCGTTCTAAAGATACCAATCCAGTCAGTCTCTGAATCATCCATGAAGTTAGCAGGTAGGTTATCTTCTAACCACTGAACTGCCGCAACATGATTTGAATTGTTTTCGTCGTAATACTTGAAAAAGTTATGAAGGTCAAGTGTCATCTTTGTCTCCTATAAACTCTAATGAGAAAATATCATGATCTAAAATATCTGGATCCAACCACTCACTGAATTCTGATTGAATCGCATGGGCATTCTCAATATTTTCCTCACAAAGAGTATGAATGCGGTCAACTGCCCAATCATGTGTTGTTTGTAGAGTCTGCTCCAAAGTTACCATAATCTTTTCGCATGTAGCGTCCTAGAATATTGCTATTATAGAATGCTGGACTTCCATCGTCAAGAGACTCCTTCAACACATTATTTAGAAAAAGTTGTTTCGTTTCTTCATAATTACAGTCACCCTTTGCCTTATGAAGACTCAATATTTCTCTATTGAAATTCTCTTTGTTATACTTTTTGATATCTTCCTTTAACTCAGGACAAGAACCATAATACTTCTTCCAGTCTGATTCTTGTTTTACTCTTCTCTTCTTTCCTGGAGGAGTTCTGAATGCCCAGAAGTATTTTCTACCGATGTATCTTCTACCGGTGGTCTTATTGGTAATACAGTAAACAAAACCAAAGTAGTCCCCAATATCATCACTGTTAAAAATTTCCCCACTATATCTCCAGGGATTCCCATAACTCATACTATAGAATTCTATGAGCTATTATTTATCTTTAACCGGGACAAACCTAGTCTAGCAATAAAAAAGCACCCTGTCAAGAGGGTGCTTTATGTGTTATGATAGTTGCATCAGACTGGGGGAAGACTTATTCCAGAACCACCAAGTCTTTTAACAGCAGCACCAGCAGCATCAGATTCGGCACCAGAAGTGCCTTTCTTCAGTTGAGTTGCTTTTTCAATGCGTTGATTTTTTCTATGAGCCTCAGGATTAATAGGTTCTGGCATTACACCTTCGATAACTTCACCTTCTGGTTCAATTGGAAACCCTTCAACAATGCTCTGGATATATTCAGCATCCATCTGCATCATAACGTAATGCGCTTCTTCTACGGTGTCTGCGTGCCCCTCAGAGAGGAGATACTCAAGAACTAAGTCATAGGCGTCATATCCTTCTTTAACATTATATCTTGCATTATTTGCCCAACCTGGATCCCCCTTTGTCTTGAGTTTTGGTGTTTGTGCCTGTATGCTAGATGCAGGTTCTAAGGATGTATTCGATACACTAATGTTCTTCAGATCTTCAAGATCTTGTTTGATTGACTGAACTCTTGGAACATTGTATTTTTTCTCAGCAGCCTTGAACAGCTCTTTTTGGGGAGCAGTTGACACATCAATTCTGGATCCACCCTTCTCAACGCTAGGGACAGTAAACTTACCAGCATACTTTTTAGCCCATATTTCCTTACCAACTGCTTCTGCTTCTTTTGTGTTACCTTGTTTGATTAGATCGCGGTAACGTTGAGAAGGTGATACCTGTGGAGCGGGTTTTGTTTTTGTTGCTTCAGGTTTTGCTTCTGCTGCAGGCTTTACTTCTGCTGCAGGCTTTGCTTCTGCTGCAGGCTTTGCTTCTGCTGCAGGCTTTGCTTCTGCTGCAGGTTTTGCTGGTTCTGATGTTGGTAATGGGAAAAGTTTATTAAGTTCCGCTCTCAATTCATCATGAGTTTTTGGTTTTTGATCTGGTTTTTGATCTGGTTTTTGATCTTGCTTTGGATCCTGTTTTGGATCCTGTTTTGGAGGTGTTGCCCCTGGTTCATCCCATCCCTGTACAGGAACATTACGTGGTCCAGCAGGATTAATACCAAAAGTTTCAAATTCTGCTCTAGTATATGGACTCTGACCACTAGACTGTCTGAGTTTGTTAATCTGTTGAGGAGTCATAAATGCACTGGTTGGTTCACCAGCAGCTCTTTTAAGAGCATCTTCCATACCACTCATCCATCCAGGAAGTTTTCCTGGAATAGGATATCTAAATCTGGTTACTCCACCAGTTGTTAGTCTGTCGTATTTTTCGTTAAAGTTTTCCATTTCAGCGTCCTTTTTTGAATGTTGATGGATACATGGAACCAGGTGGAATTAACTCCATCTTAGTTTTTGATAGTGTGTCTGCTGCTCTTACTTCAGTATCTCTTACTTCTCTACCTTTTTTGTTAATCCATTTTTCTGCTTCATGACCGATTTTTTCTGGATCTATTCTACCTCCAGTAGCACCTTTAACAATACCAGATGCAAGAGAACCTCCAAAATCAGTTACTCTACCAATGCCTTTTCCTGCAAGATTAGCAAGATAATCAGACCCTCTCAAAAATTTTTCTGTTGCACGCTGAGACCATTGAGATGGTCCGCTCTGTTGATACGCTTGTTCCATAAACTGTGAATAAGTCTTCATTGGTTTCCTCCTGTTAACAGACTCTGGTAATCCTTGAATTTTTTTAATTTCACGAACTTTTTTCCTCATGTTTTCCTCATCACTCTTGGTATAAGCATCTGGAAAGAGAGTTCTTCCAATCCTTTCAAAAGGATTAGATGATGTACGTGCTCTAGCAGCATTAGAAGTGTCTGCCGCCTTATATCCTGTATATTCCTGACCCTGATAACTTTGTTTTGTAAGATAACCTACAGTATCTTTACCAGTTCTTGGATCTTTAACAACTGTTTGAAGTGATCTGGTGCCGAAAGAACCAGGTTCAACAGATGGTTTCCTCATCTGTTGAGTGTCTAGATTTTGTTGTCTAGCAAGTTTTTTCTCGGTTGGAGTTTGACCTGCTAAGGTTTCAAAAGCACCACCAGCACCGGCATAACCAAGACCACCACCAATGAGTCCACCAGCAATTCTTCCCCAAGGACCAACTAGACCGCCAATGTTTGCTCCTAGTTTAGCTCCCTGAGAAGCTGCATATAGTTGAGAACCTTTTTTAGCAGCAGTTCTTCCAATTGATGCTTGTTTTTCTGGTGCTGTTATATCATATACACCTTCAATACCAGCGGTAACAGGAAGAGTTAGCCTACCACCAATGGATTTTGTTTTTGATGCTAGATTAGATAATCTTCCTGAAGGGGTGGATAATCTTCTAGCAGTATCAATTTTCTGAACTGCTTGTGATGTAGGACCAGTAGACCCTGGTTTTGCTGCTTGAACTGATGCCTGCTGACTAAATGCTTTAAAGGTATTGGCTGGAGGTGTTCCACCTCTACCATAGGTTACCCTAGAAGCACCAGTTGGTTTAGATGGTTTAGATACATCTGGTAGTTTAGGACCACTACCTCTAGTGGTTGTAGAACCAGAACCCTGTCCTCCTCTTACCTTGGGTGTTGGAGAGGATTTTGCTGGTTTTGTATCTACATCTTGAACTGCCTTGCCGAGGTCCTTCAGACCCTGCTGACTATATCCTGACGATTGTTGTGGTCCTTTCTTACCCATCAAATCGTCTGCCTGCTGATGAATAGCAGCATCGATTTTAGCAGTAGTTCTTTTTACTGGGTCTGGTTCTAAACCTTTGAAAAACTTGGTGTCCTTTGCAGACATCTCTGGTGTTGAAATATTTGCTCTACCAGTTTTTAAATCCGTTGTGGTAGTAGATGCTCTTCTACTAAATTCACCAAATCCAGTCTGTTTAGCAGTTGATGGTGATGGATAATTTTTTTCAATCTTAGCAATATCTATCTTAATTCCTCTTCTTGCCGCTCTTCTTTCGGCACCTACACCCTGAGAAGCAGTTCTACTTCTTTCCCTAGCATCTGCTGCTGCTTGTCTTGGGTCTATACCATACTTTGATGGGTCCTTTCCTGGATCACCATATCCAAGTGATCCTCTACGGGTAGCATAAGTTTCAACACCACGCTGAGTAATGTTACCTTCTGGCGATCTATATCCTTTTGCTTGCGCCTGCTGCTCTTTGGCAGATAAGGCAGTATCAGCAACTCTCTGAGCAGAAGGTGTTGTTGCTGCTTGTTGAACAGCAATTTTTGCTGCTCGTCTAGCAGCTCTACCTTGATATGATGGTTGAGAAGAAGGTTGTCTATCTATTCTAATCTCAATGTTTTTGTTTCTAAGAGGATCTTTGAATTCCTTCTTACTTCTACCCTGTTCATGTAATATTTCCTTAAAGGACTTCATCTCTATCGACACTTTTTTTAGTATTTATAAAAAAAGGAGGGTATTACCCCTCCGTTTCCTTCAACCATTCTTTGCAATAATCATAGTCTCCGAACAAGAATTCATCACATTCTGCTGCTTCTTGATAAGCATTTATAATTTCTTGTTCGACCCACTCATCATAATTGGAATCCTGTAAAAGAGTCTTTGGTAACATCTTGCTTAATTCCTCCAACAATATATGATTCGACCTCAGTTTCTTGTGGTGCAACTTGAAGACCCTTTGAAGAAATCCAGTGCTCTGTCCAAGGAAGAGGATTATTCTTTGCGGAAATATCATAAAGTGGTTTGAATCCAATTGCCTTCATTCTACGGTTCGCAATCCATTCAACATACTGCTGTAACAGTTTGTCATTCAGACCAATCATAGATCCATCCTTGAACAGATACTCTGCCCAAAGTTTTTCCTGGTTTACAGCGTTCTCAAAGGTCTTGTAGATCCACTGTTCTTCTTCTTTGGCGATACGCGCCATTTCTGGATCATCTCCATTCATCCAGTTCTTAAGGATGTTCTGGGTGATGACTAGGTGCTGGTTTTCATCTCTAGCAATTAGTGAGATGATTTTTGCACTTCCTTCCATAAGTTTGAGTTCGCCAAATGCAAAACTGCAAGCAAATGACACGTAAAAGCGAATGCCTTCAAGAATATTAACGTTTGCAACTGCTCTGAATAGTTTGCGCTTGAGTTCATACCTTCCTTCTAGTGCGGTGGGGACTTGCTCTAATGCGTGCAACCAATCATTTCCATTATCATATTGATGTGCTGCGTTAATGAAGTCGTTATACGCTTGCGTAACGCTCACAGCACGCTCCATAATCCGATCCTCTCTGAGGATAGTATCAAAAACCTCAGATGGGTCTGAATAAATGTTTTTGATGATATAGGTGTAGGAACGTGAGTGAATCATCTCCATGAATTCCCACACTTTCATGCAAGCTTCCAGTTCTGGGAGAGAACAGTAGGGCGCGAACGCCATACCAGGTCCACGTCCCTGAACGGAATCCAGCATAATCTGATACTTCAGATTGCTGGTAAAGATATGCTTTTGTTCTGGACGCAGCATATGATAGTCGCTGCGATCCTTTTGAAGAGAGACCTCCTCTGGTCTCCAAAAATACCCTAGTTGTTGAGTTGTAAGTTTTTCAAAGATTGGATATTTGTAAGAATCATATCTTTGAACTCCCAGAGGTTGACCAAAGAACATTGGTTGTTTCTTTGTATCAACCTCGTTGGAGTTGAAAACTGTCATGGAATCAACCATTGGTTTTCCCTCCAACCCTGTCT